GTACGACTGTTATACTAGAAGATCAAACCGGTAGACCTCACATAACTAAAGACGGGGTTACCGTTGCAAAAACAATAAACTTATCAGAACCAGTAGAACACCTTGCGGCAGAGATAATAAAGCAAGCTTCAATTAAGACTGCTGATGAAGCTGGCGACGGAACAACTACTTCAATCGTTTTAGCTAGATCGATTATATCTAATGCATTTAAAAAAATTAAAGAAAACCCTAAAATAAACGTTACAATACTTAGGGAAGAAATAGATTATATTTCAGAGAAGGTATGTAAATACCTGGATAAAAAAGCAAAGCCAGTAGATCAATACTCGGTTGAAAATGTAGCTACAATATCAGCAAATAACGATCCTACTCTTGGAAAAATTATTTCACAGGCATACAATAAAGTTGGGGTGGACGGCGTCGTGACAATAGAAGAATCTATGAGGCCCGATCATAAAACATATGTGGAGATAGTGGAGGGAACAAGAATTAAAAGAGGCTTTCAAAGTCCATACCTCATCACTGACAAAGAAAAGAACACTGTCGTACTAGATAATCCTTTTGTTTTAATATCTGATAAAAAAATTGACACTCTTGACGATATATCGATTCCGTGTAAAGCCGCTATGAATACTAAAAGATCGCTACTAATTATATCTGAGATAGAACAAACCGTAATGAACGTGCTTAATGTTAATAAAGCAAAAGGTATTATCAAAGTGAATGTACTTCCGCCAGAAGGGGTCGGGTTAAATAGGTTTGAGTTATTAGAAGACCTTGCGTCTATGACTGGAGCGATTGTGGTATCAGATCAGACGGGTAACGACTGGAATGGCGTGACAGCTGAATTTCTTGGCGAAGCCAAAAAGTCGGTGTCAACAAATAAAGAAACTATACTTACACTAAACCTAAAAAAAACTGCTGACGCAGTTAATGAAAAAATAGAGAGGATAAAAGCTATAATCAAAAACAAAGAAGATATATCTAATGATTGGCATTATAAGGACCGACTCTCTAGGCTTTCTGGTGGAATTGCTGCAATATTTGTTGGTGCGCACACTGAAATAGAAATGAAAGAAAAAAAAGATAGGGTAGATGATTCTATATGCGCAACAAGGGCAGCACTTGAGGAAGGTATACTTCCAGGAGGGGGAGCTGCTCTTTTTCATGCGTCTTCAACTATATATTGGGGAATTGAGGAAAAAGAAGAAAGAAGGGCTGCATGTGAAATATTGTGGAGATCCCTTCGAGAACCACTTAAAACTATAGTTAACAACTCAGGTATGCCTGTAAGTGAGATAGAGGAGAAGGTGGGGGCGTCCGGTAGACACTCTTACGGTTATGATGTTAAGAACAAAAGAATAGGAGACATGTTTAGGTATGGCATAATCGATCCACTAAAAGTAACCAAGATGGCTCTTAAGAACGCTATATCGGTCTCTAATACTATTTTGCAAACCAATTGTGTCATATCAAACAAAAGAGCATGAAGGCATTAGGAAGCTTTGTTCTACTAGAAGAACAAAAAGAGGAAATTAAAAATGATATGGGGTTGATTGTAACCGCATCAAGTGAACAAAAAATAAGATATAAACTCGCAAAAGTAATAACAACAGGAGAAGATGTAAATGGAATTAACGCTGGAGATAGTGTTTATTATGACACTGCTGCTGGTTCTGATATCAGAGTTAACGGGAAGAAGTTAGTGGTTGTTCATGATAGGGGAGTTGTTATAGTCTTGTGATCTTATTTGATTTAGAAGACGATAATATTATTCTTCAAACCTACGTTGATTTCGGTGGGTATGATTTCGTTTGGTTTGAGAATCCAATTAATTATTATAACATTAAAAACATCACTGCAAGAATATCTTCATTTGAGCAACTTAAGTGGTATGCAGAGGTTTTTTTCTATTTAAACCCTGACATAGACTTAAAAATATTTAAAGGGTTTTTTCAGGCAATTTCAAGTACCGATTTTGGAAAAACGGTTAGATCTTATGGACGAGCAAGAACAGGATCTATGGTAGCGGATGTTTATAAAGAAAAATCCATCCCTTGGTGTAGAAGGAAGAGAAGGCTTATATTCAATCCAGAAATAATCATGTCTCCCGAAGAAAAGAAAAGTATATCAGCTACACTATGCAAAAGAGGTGTTGTTTTTACCAAGAGTGACGTCCTGGACGCTATAGAGTATTTTAGGAAGTTTAATATCATTATTACTTCACAAAGAATATCTCGTCACATTAATTGTTCTTTACCAACAGTTAATAGACTTCTTGACAAAAAAACTAAAGACATTATTAAGTTTTACAACATTACAATAAGAGAAGAAAAGAAAATACTTAAGGTTGTTGAGTCTATTCAAATACTTACCTCAGGAGGTGATGAAATTAAAATAAGGTCTTTGAAACTTCTTACAGCTGAAAGAAACTACGAAATTATTAAAAAAGCAATTGCTAGGTTTGAGAGTTGCCTCTAGACACGAGATTCATCTTTTTAATTATTTCCCTATATTTTTTGTCCATATATCCAGCGCTTTTAGAAAATATTGGATTTCTGTAAGGGTTTTCAGATATTTCTTCTTCTTGTGTTAGCTTCTTATATGTATGAGAACATATTAATTTACTTTTTTGTGACAACTCATACAGGGTTTGATAATGATACTTTTTACCTTCTCTCCATGTTTTTATATATCCCTGTGTAACCATATCACTAAACCTTCTTTTATCCCAATCTATAAGCTTTGAAAAAGAAAAAAATTGTTCTTTAGTAAATATGTTTTCATCGTATAAGAAAAGAAGTATTTCTAGTGTGGGTGTATTTATCTCATACTTCCTGGTTATGTAGTATTTGATAATTCTCCAGTTTTTTAAAAAGTTGTGTTTTTTGTGTCTTGGTCTGTATGTGGGCTTCTTTTCTCCTTTTTTGCTAATGTAATAAGCTTTTCGCATTGGTCTTGTTGTGACTTTGTCCAAAACTACAAATTTTAAAATTCTTATCTTTGCCTATGTAAATATATTTACAATATGGCGGCAAAGCTTGATAAATCTAAGATGAGTTGTAACAAACCTAGGAAAAGTCCAAATCCTAAGAAAAAGAGGGTCGTTAAAGCTTGTTCAGGTGGAACTGAAAAAATAATTCATTATGGCGCTTCGGGTTATGGTCATAATTATAGTAATGCTGCTAGAAAATCTTTTAGGGCTAGACACAAATGCGGTCAGGCAAAAAATAAATTGACTGCACGCTATTGGGCTTGCAAAGACTTATGGGCTGGAAAAGGAGGGTCCACCAAATCATCTCCTAAATCGAAACAAGGAAAATATTAGAATATGAAAAATAATGGTTATTACTCTCCGGCGGGAAGCACGAGTTATGGTAAAATGGGACCCTTTAACAAAAAGAAAAAGAAAAGAGTTGTATCGAAGAAACAAGGTCCTTTTGGAACAATGTTCGTAACTGAAAAACCAGTCGTTAGGGATGTTGAAGTTGTGAAGCCCAAAAAAAGAGGATGAAAGGGCCTTTTAAAAACCATACTGGGCTTGGAGATACCGTTGCCGCTGTTACACAAGTGACAGGAATAAAGGCAATAGTTGATGCGGGATCAAAAGCTTTTAACAAGCCCTGTGGGTGTGATGGAAGAAGAAAAACATTAAATGATTTATTTCCTTATGGCAAAAGAGAAAAGAAATAAAATATGCCCTTCAGGCATAGCATGGGCAAAAAGAACCTTTGATAAATATCCATCGGCATATGCAAATATGGCGGCGAGTAAATATTGCAAAGATCCCAATTATGCAAAAAACTCAAAAAGAAAAAAGAAATGAAACTTCCCTCTAACGGTGTGGCCAAAGACATACGTCACTATATTGGCGCATTAATCGTGTTTTTTTTAGTTGTGATAATATTATTTTATTTGACCAGGTATAAAATACCAAACGAAAATGCACAAATCGTTAACACAATCATCGGCATGATAGTTGCGAGCCTGGCGATGGTAATAAGCAGTATCACTGGGCGCAACCCTGATGACTTAGATGCCGCAAAAAAGAAAATAAGTAATTTAGAGATGAAGATTGAAATGCTTGTAAATGCTAAAGATATGCTGGAAGGCATGTTGATTAAACTACAAGACGACACAATAGATCGGTTATTGTTAAACAAAACACTAGAATTTGACACAAAACAAAGAAGCTGTGTTTGTGGGGAAAACTCTTGTAAATGTGAAGGACAAGATGGGTGAACTTAAAAAATGGAGAGAACAAAAGTGGGTTAGAATCGGTACTGACGGCTCTATACTAGGTCCATGTGGAACAAGTAAAAACAAAAAAAATCCTGACAGATGTTTACCTTTGTCAAAAGCAAGGTCTCTATCTAAATCAGAAAGAGCCGCAACTGCTAAAAAGAAAAAGAGGGAAGGCTCAACTGGAAAACAGTTCGTCTCTAATACAAAAAAAGCAAAAGTAAAATCATGATAAACTCAAAAAAAATTAAAGCACCAGCAGGATTTCATTGGATGAAATCGTCTAAAGGTTTAAAATTAATGAAACATACTGGTAAATTTGTAAAACACAAAGGGGCATCTTTGTATGCTGATTTTAAAATACAAAAAAAACACAAATAATTATGCCGTATAGTAAATATAGTGCAAAGCAGAAGAAGCTTGCGAGAGTAGCTCCTCCAAGAAATAAGATTACTTCTTTGGATCTCAAAGTCTTAAGAGACAATAAGAAGAAAAAGAAAACAAAGAAAAATGGATGATTTGAGAGTATATGGAATAAATATCTCTGCAATTACAGGGGTTGGAATAAGTGATATAAATCCTTTATTGTCAACTTTAGTTTTGACCGCAACGCTTGTTTACACTGTGATACAGATTATAGAGAAAACAAAAAAGAAATGAAAAAATTTATAGATAAACTACAAAAAGCCTGGAATAGCCTTTTGTATAAGTTGATGTTTAAAAAATACAAATGAAACATTTTTCTGAATCAGAATTTAGTAATTTTAAAATGATGGATAAAAAACTCTTAACCATGTTAGACGAGTTAAGGGATATTTACGGTCATCCTATTAAAATAACTTCAAGTTACAGAAGCCCAAGCCACCCTATAGAAGCAGCAAAAAACGAACCTGGCGAGCACGCCTATGGCGCAGCTGTCGATATATTAAGCGATAGTGGTGGTAAAACATTTAGGCTTGTCAAGGCTGCTATTCAAGTAGGATTTGAAAGAATTGGAATAAGCAGAAAAAAAGGATTTATACATTTGGGCATTGGATATCCAGGAGCGCCTGAAAAAACAATTTGGACATATTAATATGGCAAAAAAAGCATTTAAAGAAACTGCCGTTGGAAAATTTTTACTTCAAAAAATTCCCTCAGTCGTTGGCGCTATCGCCGAAGATACACCTGTTGGAAGTGTCATTCAAGCTATTATAGGAGGTTCTGACATGTCTGAGCAAGACAAGCAGGTCGCTTTAAAAAAGCTAGAGCTAGAAAGAGCCGAAATGGATGGCATAACAAGAAGATGGGTGGCAGACGCCAGAAGTGGTTTCCTTCCTTCTAACGTAAGGCCGTTAACATTAATATTTCTTACAGTCTCTTTTGTTATTGGATGGTATATGCAGATAGAAGGCTTATCAGTTGTCAAAGAACTTCTCTTTGTAGTCTTTGCGGGGTATTTCGGCGGAAGATCTTACGAGAAGGTGATGGGTAATAAAAACCACAAATAATGGCTAGAATACAAACATATGAACAAGATAGTAATGTAACTTTTCAAGACAAGCTGATAGGAACAGATTCAGCAAGCTCTGCAACAAAGAATTTTACTATTCAAAGCTTAATGGACGTTATAAATCAGTTGAGTGGAATTGACTTGTTTGATGGTATAGTTTTTAAATATCAAGCGTTTGAGCCAGCTGCTGCAGATCCTGCGGGAGCATTAAACCTTGTTGGCGGGGCTGCGGCTACGCAAGCATTTACAGCAACAACTCAGATAATAGTATCAAAAAAAGTTGTTAATGGTATTGATGTAGAAAATTATGTAAGTTCATTTTTAGGCAAAAAAATAAAAGTTTCAAAGCAAGGAGACTTTGATAAGTTTGGTGTATTTAGAGTTACTAATGTTCAGAATCATTCAAACACTAGGTATTTAGTTTTAACTGTAACCCATAAAGAGTCAAACGGAAGTTTTGAGCCAAACAGTTATTATTTCCTTTCTTTTTATGGACTCCCTTTAGTTACAGATTTAGAAGATGTTACTAATGCTGGGTCTGGACTAATAATAACTGACGCAGAAAGAACTACTTTGGGCACAGCATTACAGCCTTCAGATATAACAGACAACCTTACCTCTACAGATGCAAATAAAGCTTTATCTGCAAATCAAGGAAAGATACTTAAAGATCTTACAGACGATCTATTTACTTTATTAGACGTTGACGCAGCAGATAAGCCTGCTTTGGACACACTTAGAGAGGTTGTTAATTTTTGTCAAATAAATGCAGCTACTTTATCTTCTTTAGGGATAGGCAGCATTGCGGGACTTCAAGTTGCTTTAAATGCAAAGGTTGATGTTGTATCCGGTAAAGCTCTTTCAGAAAATGATTTTACAAATGCGCTTTTAACTAAATTAAACGGAATAGCCACTGGAGCTCAAGTAAATGTAAAACCAGATTTCAGTGCCACAGCAGGTGCTGCTAATGAAATATTAAACATACCTTCAGACATAACTGATTTGTCTGCTCATAACGTAACTGAGCTTTCAGATGTAAATACAGCTTTTTTTACAGGATCCACAGCTACTGCTTTAACAGACGCAGGATCAGGATCTATTATTACAAACACAGAAAGGACGAAGCTTGGCGCAATAGATGTCAATCCTACAAATTCTACAATAACAGATGGGACTGATAGTATTACTGTCGCTCCTTCTTCTAGAACTATAGAGGTTGCAGGGACTACAAATGAAGTTGAGGTATCTCCTACCGGAGCGCAAGATCTTTCCACAAACAGAACGTTTACAGTTGGACTTCCAAATGATGTAACCATAGGAAATGATTTAACAGTAACTGGAGCTGCAACCGCCGCTTCTTTTGTAAAATCAGGAGGAACCTCAGCACAAATTCTTTTGGCTAATGGATCGGTTATTGATCTGACAATAGAATCCCAAGGAATAAATAGCAACGATAGTGATACAAAGGTTCCTTCAAATGCTGCTGTTAAAGATGCGATAGATACTGCGGTTACAAATCTTGTAAATGGTGCTCCAACAGCACTAGATACATTAAATGAATTAGCCGCAGCCTTAGGGGATGATGCCGCTTTTTCTACTACTATAACAACAGCTTTAGGTAACAGGCTAAAATTTGATTCTTCTCAAACTTTAAGTTCTGCAGAAAAAACTCAAATACTAACAAACTTAGGGATTACCTCTACCATTCAAGAAATTAATTTTTTAGATGGAGTAACTTCTACTCTAGCATATAAAAGCCATACAGTAACTGTAGGAAGCAAGACAGGAGGAGGAAATGCTTTTTATGTAGACGGAGGCGAAACACCTGTGCTTATTATTTTGCCAGGAGCTAAATATAGGTTTGATGTAAGCGACAGTACAAACACAGGGCATGCTTTTCAATTTAGTGAAAATGTAGATGGCGCAGGTACTGGATCATATACAGCTAATGCAACTGCTGTAGGAACTCCTGGACAATCTGGAGCATATATCGATATAACTGGAAGTTACCAATATCCGTCATTATATTACTACTGTCCTTTCCATAACGGAATGGGAAATAGGCTTAAAACAGACGCTAGTTCTTATTTAGGAGGTCTTACTTCAGATAAAATAGAGTTTGATCATGATTTAATTCTAGATTCTAAAATAGTTACAAAGCATAGTAATACCGTAAAGACTATGGTTGTTACTGTTGTAACTAAAACTGCAGCACACCCAGCACACGGTGTAGCCGGGGCATCTAGTTCAGGATATTCTATAGACGGTATAGAATCGCCTGAGTTAACTTTTGCTGTAGGAAATACTTATAAGTTTGATCAATCAGATTCAACTAATACAAACCACCCTCTTAGGTTTTATACTGACGAGGCAAAAACAGCTATATTTGGATCAGGAGTAACTACATCGGGTACACCTGGTCAAAGTGGTGCATATACTCAAATCATACCTTTAGAGACAACACCTAATACATTATACTATCAGTGTTCAGCCCATGTTAAAATGGGCTGGAAGGCTGTATTTAATACAAGAAACTTAACAAATTTTTTAACTGATGATTTAAATGAAGGTTCTTCTAATCTTTATTATACAGACGCAAGAGTATTAGCTAAAATCAACTCAACAAGTATTGATGCTCTTAGTGATGTAGATACAACAACAAGCGCTCCATCTTCAGGGCAGGCTCTTGTTTGGAATGGAAGTAATTTTGTGCCAAATACCGTAGGAAGCACTTTAACAGTACAAGAAGAGGGTAGTGCGTTATCTAATGCGGCAACTATATTAAATTTTGTAGGGTCAGGGGTTACAGCCTCTGGATCCGGTGGAACAAAAACAATAACTATAGGAGGTAGTATTGATGATTTATCTGATGTAGATATTACAAGCAATGCTCCGTCTACAGGACAAATACTAAAATGGGATGGAACTAATTTTGTCCCAGGAACGGATAACTCTGGATCAGCGGCTTCTGACTCATTTACTACTATTTCAGTTTCAGGCCAAACAAATGTAGTTGCAGACTCAAGTTCTGACACACTTACTTTGGCTGCTGGAGACAACATGACTATAACTACAGACACTTCCACGGACACTATAACACTTGCTGCAACTGGAGGTACTGGACAAATTGTAAAGCAATCTTTTAATGGAACCGGATCACAGGCGGTATTTACCTTATCAAATACCATTTCTGATATTGATAATATTTCTGTTTATGTAAGTGGGGTGTTGCAATACCCATCAAACTACACAGTTAGCGGAACAGACATAACTTTTGTTGCTGGATCAATACCAGTCTCTGGAACTAACAATATTCATGTAATACACACAACAGCTGCGCCAAATGTTGCTGATGTAGGAACTGTTTTTTTAGATCAATTTACAGGAGATGGCACAAGCACACAGTTTTCTCCCTTAAGCACAACCCCTACAAGTGAAGACTTTACGGACGTATATATAGATGGTGTATATCAACAAAAAAACGCTTATAGTATTGCTGGGACACAAATCGATTTTGGTTCTGGTAATGCCCCAGTTAGCGGAGCTTATATTGAAGTTAAAACAACGGGATCAATAGCTCCTGCTGCTGTCAGTGCTGCACAAACTACTTTAGTTTCAGATGCATTTACTGCAACCTCAGGACAGACGTCATTTACACTTGTTAACGGAAGCCCTTCTTCGAAAGAGCTAACTATGGTTTTTATTCAGGGTGTTTATCAAGCTAAAACAAATTATAGTTTAAACTCTGGAGCAATAGTTTTCAGCCCAGGAGTAACTTTAGGAGATACCGTAGAGGTTATATCTGTCTCAGGCGCAAACTTAACAACAAGCCCTGTAACTAGCGTAAACGGACAAACAGGGGTAGTTTCAATAGCAGCAGGTGTAAGTAGTGTAAATGGTCAGACAGGAGCTGTTACTGTAGCTTCTACCATGGGCGTTAATGTGATAAACTCAAGCACAACAGCTACAGCAAACAATCTTTATGTACTTACAGCAAATCTTACATTAACCCTCCCTGCTAGTCCAAGTGCAGGGGACTCTATAAAAATATCAAATAGATCAGGGGTTGCCACTTGTATTATTGGCAGGGGAGGAAGCAATATAATGGGAGCTGCATCTGATTTAACGTTAGACACAGCATCAGCAAGTTTTGAATTAATATACTCAGACGCAACAAACGGATGGGTAATAATAGGACAATAATATGGGTAATTTAAGTACATTTTTTCCAGCACCTTCCAGCACAAATGTATTAGAACATTTGATTTGGCAACCAGACGGTAGAACCATAAAGACTGTTGGTGGAGATAAAACAGCAGATAATTTAACTTCGTATGCAGTCGCTCCAGCTAGTTTTACAGATTATGGTAGCACTATTGCTTATACACCTCCTGAAGGAACTAAAAATTTATTATTTTCTATGAATTTTAATTATGTAAGGGAAGGCTCAACTAGTTCCATATGGCTTACCTCTATATATGTGGATAGTACAAATGTAACTACATCCCATGATTCTATGTATGGCGGCGCTGATGATTACTATAATACAGTAAACGTACAAAGATGCCTCCAGGTAGGTGCATCTTCAGAAAATATTGCTAATGGAGTAATAGGGACTTGGACTAGTGATAAAATTTTAGAATATAGAATTGGTTCGTATAATACTAGTAGTTATAAAGTAGGGGTAGGCAAAAACATTTATAATTTTGGGGGTAGCGAAAATACCTTCCAAAGGCCAACGTATCAATTAATAGCAACAACTTAAATTAGGACAATGATATGGGTAATTTAAGTACTAGTTATGAATTTTATGTAAACGGAGCATATCATTATCATGGTGGCGCAATAGTATGTCCACCTTTTATAAAAATTACAGCAATTAAATAATATTTAGATGGCACTAACAAAAATAAAAACAGGAGGATTAACAGACGGATCTGTAACCGCAGCTAAATTAGCAGCTGGTGTTTCAACTGGTGGAGGGACAGACTGGCAGCCAACAATACAGACATCAAACTTTACGGCAGCTGCAGGAAAAGGGTATTTTGTTAATACAACATCGGGTGTTATCACTGTAACTTTACCGTCAGGAAGCACGGGAGACGAAATACACCTTACAGATTACGCAAGCACCTTTGATACTAATGAAATACGATTTAGCGCAAGTGGCGGTCAAAAAATACAAGGATCAACAAATACCTTAAGATCTATTGTGGAAAACAACACCATAAGGTTGGTTTATCAAGACAATACAAGCGGTTGGACTGGAAATGATTTAGTTAATCTTGCTGTTCAAGTAGAGTATTTGGTTATAGCTGGCGGTGGTGGAGCAGCTGGTGGACACCAAGCGGGAGGTGGAGGCGCAGGTGGATACAGAAACTCATATGCAAGTGAACCTTCTGGAGGCGGAGGCAGCACAGAAACACCTTTATCTGCATCAATAGGAGTGAACATTTCACTTACGGTTGGGGCAGGCGGCTCTGGTGGACCTGCAGTCAGCAGTCAACAAGGATCAGCTAACAAGGGAGGAGACGGTGGAAATAGTGTTTTTGGTTCAATAATCTCAATAGGCGGTGGTGGAAGTGCAAGCTATAACAATGGATACCCAAATAACATCGGTAGACCTGGAGGATCCGGCGGTGGAGCTGGTGCATATAATGGTAGCGTTGCGGCTTCAACAAGGGCAGCTGGAACAGCTAATCAAGGATATGCAGGAGGTGGTGGTGACGGATACGCTTCTCCTTATGGTGGAGCTGGCGGTGGTGGAGCTGGCGCAGTTGGTTCAGACTCTGGCGGAGCAGGACTTATAGGTAATGGTGGGGTTGGATTGCAATCTAGTATTACAGGCACCGCAGTATTTAGAGGCGGCGGTGGAGGTGGAGCTACTTGGGGTAGCAATTCTACCGGACAGGGTGGTAACGGTGGTGGCGGTAACGCAGACACACAATACACTGGCTCTGCAGGTGTGAGTGCTGCTACAGCCGGATCACCAAATACCGGTGGTGGCGGTGGTGGACCAGCCTGGCACTCAACTGTGGGTGGAGCCGGAGGCTCAGGAGTAGTAATTTTGCGTTATTCTGATGATTATACCATACAAGAAACAACTAGTCCGGCTGTATTGACTTTTAGTACAGATTCAACAAGTGTAGCAAATACTAAAATAACTACATTTACAGCTGGTGAAAACGGAACAATACAATTTATAATATAACTATGGCACATTACGCATTACTTAATCATAAAAATATAGTCACAAAAGTTATAACAGGTAAAGATGAAAATTCTGTAGATTCAAATATAGAGTTAGTTTATCAAAACATATTTAATCAGGTCTGCAAAAGAACGTCTTACAATACAATCGCAGGTAAGCACAAACTGGGCGGAACACCTTTTAGAAAAAATTATGCTGGCGTAGGATACACTTATGATTATGAAAAAGATGCGTTTATATCCCCTCAGCCTTATGCTAATTGGACATTAGACTCTGATAAATGTATATGGAGGTCTCCTGTAGAATATCCAGAGGATAATAAAAGGTATACATGGAACGAAGACACTGCATCTTGGGATTTGGTTTCAGAGTAAACATTTTTTGTTTTTGTATCTTTGTTTAAATATTAAATTATGCCTATAACAAAAATAACTACTGGGGTTCTTACTGATGATTTAATTACTAGTGACAAGGTTGCAAATGAATTTACCACCATATCTTCTTTAACTCCTGGGTCAAGTAGCGATATTAGTTTTACCTCTGCTCAAATATTTACATTAACACCAAATCAAAGCACAACTTTAAATATAACTAATCCAGTTATTGGATCACAAAAATCTGTTATAGTTACCGGCGCAGGAAGTAGCTATACCGTTTCTTTAACAGTAGGAGGATCGTCAGGAACTTTTAATAAAATATCAGGTGATTATGACGATACCTCTGGTAAGAAAAACTTATATAGTATATTGTGCGTGGGGGCAACAGAATTTTGGTATTCAATATCACAAATAGCTACATAATATGTTTGGCCAAGGCATACCACATGGATTTGCGGGTGGCGCAAGTAGTGCGCCTGTAGATGTTGACTTCTTAGTTGTAGCAGGCGGTGGATCAGGATCCACTTATTACTACCAATTCCGAGCAGGTGCAGGAGGGGCTGGCGGCCTTAGAACGTCTTATGGCTCTACCTCTGGAGGTGGTGCTAGTGCAGAAAACAAAATAACACTTAATCCAGGAACAACATACACTATAACTGTAGGCGCTGGCGGATCTGGTACAGGCACAAAAGTATACTATAGTACCATGGGCAGTGCTTCTTCTATATCGGGATCTGATATTACAGATATAACAACTGTAGGCGGTGGAGGAGGCGGATATTACTCAGCTATTTTTAATTATAGTGGTAGTACAGGCGGATCTGGTGGTGGTGGTGGTTATAGAACACAAGCAGGTGCTATTACACAAGGATATGGTGGATCAGGTACCGCAAATCAAGGATTTGATGGAGGTAATGGTAACACATATAGCGCTGGAGGAGGAGGCGGAGCTGGCGAAGCTGCGCACACCGTAGACTCTGATTATCCAGAAAGAGAACCAGGCGACGGTCTTAATATATTAATAGCCTCTAGAGCAAATGCAGTTACTTCGTCTATAGGAGATACGTTTGGTAATGTGCCTTCTAGTGCCGTATATTACGCAGGCGGTGGTCATCCTATATCTGGAGCAGGTCAAGCTGCATCACCTAGATCTTTAGGTGGAGGTGGTGTTGGGCTTTTGAATGGTACTTCTTATGATAGTGTTATAGGTGCCGTTGGCCGAGTAAATTCCGGTGGAGGTGGTGGCGGTGGATACAACTACACTGCGACATATAGTCACGCCGGTGGTTCAGGAATTGTAATACTTAGAATGCCTGCTAATCAATACTCAGGAACTGTTACAGGTTCTCCCGACACATATGACGAAGGAACAGACAAAGTTGTAATATTTAAAGCATCAGGAACGTATACTCATTAATATGGCACATTTTGCAGAAATAAATAATTACGGTCATGTTATAAGAGTCATAGTAATAAGCAATGAAGTTTTATTAGATTCTGAAAACAAAGAACAAGAAAATTTAGGAATAGAATTTTGTAAAAGTTTATATGGTGAATCTACTAATTGGGTGCAAACATCTTATAGTGGTAACTTTAGAAAAAAGTTTGCCGGTATTAACGATACTTTTGATAGCGTTAACAATGTTTTTGTAGCTCCTAGACCGGGCGTTCCCCCTTATTTAAGCTGGTCACTAGATGAGAATTTTGATTGGCAACCACCTGTCGAAGATCCTAGTACAGAAGATAAAGTTTATGCTTGGAATGAGAGCTTACAAAAATGGGAAGAATAGCCAATAACACTTAAGGAATATATTTTGTAAATTTGTAAAAAATAATAAATGGCAGCAACACAAGTAACATCGGACGTTATTAAGGACGCTACTATAACAGGAGCAAAAATAGCCAATACAACCATTACCTCTGGCAAAGTAGACTCATCTGTAGCTAAAATAATTACGCTGACACAATCAGCTTATGATGCTTTAGGTTCTTACAGCGCCTCAACATTATATATAACAACATAAATTATGGCAGTATATTTAGGAGCAACACAGTTAGACGGAGGCGGAGGCGGAGGAACTCCAATAGGAGGTTTTGCTTTTTTTGAAAATCCTCCAGGTGTTAGCTTTACTTCAGGAAAAGAAGTATATACAGACGCAGACAATATTGTTTGGATTAAAACAGCCGCTACTATTCTTTCTTCGGATTCTGGAGTTTTAGAGGCTTCACAGTATTCTGGTTCTACTAATTCTTTACTTGTGACATCAAATACTTTTAGTGGAGGAGGAGGCTACGTTGGTAGGACATGCTTTGGTTATAATGGTGTTCATCTTCAGGCGATTGGATTAAGAGGAGGTAATAATTATGGGTCTTATGCTCTTCGTGATGAAGATAACACTGATATAGCTACGAGTTACGCCACAACTGGGCCTTTTTCAGCCGGATATTCACAAGACCCAGGAGGGACAACAAACGCAATGGGATGGGTTTTTGGTTCATCTTTTTATAATGACACTCATGCTTTTACTGGATTTCACAGACCTGGAATTAATAGTTTTTATAGTGCAGCTAAACATGCTTATACTCCCTTCACTTCTTTTACTGGCTCAACAAACGGATATTCACAAACCAACTATTTTACACTTCCTGTTGAATTAATGGCTACAACAAATATCCAGACAACACCGAGATATTGGGGGGTTAGCCAAGACGGAACTACAGTAACAGAATACACTTTTAATGCATCAGCGTCAAACGGAACAAATCCATTTACAGCGGTTAGTCCGTCAAATACATTTACTGTTGCATCTGCTGAAAGATTTATGTCGGATGGTGTAGATAAACTTTATGTTCATAGCGGAACATCTTTATATCAGTATGATTTGAATGGAAATAATACCCTTACTTTTAGTGGACTTCCTGCTGCTATTACTGATACAAGTTACCATGTAGGTTTTGTTTGTGTTCCTGCTTTTAAAAATTCCGACAACGTAACACAGTTTTGGACAAGAACGGGTGGGAGTACTGCAAATAATTCAGCATATCAAACTTTTACAAGGTACGACCTTGTTGAAACAGTAGAGGGTCCTTTTACTGGAAGTTCTGCAAGCAAGGGGCTTATTCACCTTCAAGATGTTGATTCAAATGATATTCTTGGACAAGGCGGCAACTTAATTTATTTATGGAAAAGAATAGCTTAATATGAAATATATATCTATAAAAAAGGAAAAAGTATTAAAGGTTTATTCTTCATCTAAAGAACTTTATGAGGATCTTAATGCTGAACAATATCTTGAAATGGAGGATTCTGATTTTGAGAAGTATCAAAAAGATTGGAGGGACTTAGAATTAAAAAATACAGATTGGATCATTCCAATTTCAGATCATTCTCAAAGAGAAGCTTATGTTTTATACAGGCAAAAATTAAGAGATTGGCCTACTACAGAAAGCTTTCCTGACACCTGCCCTTCCCTTTAATTAAAATTGTAAAATCTATTATAATGAAAAAATATGAACTACATAAGAAAAATATCAGTTGGTTCTGACTACAAGAATGCTATGCATTACATAGTCGGACAACAAGTAATGAACGGTTCTTATCAAATAGCTGAAATAAATCAAGAAGAAAATAGCGTTTCTATTTGGGTAAAAAAAGAAAAAGAAATTATCAAATGGAAAGATGTTTCAAACAATCCTATTATTATAGAATATAATTTGCAGGCGATATGATTCCTAGGTGGAGTTATTTAATAGAGCCTGTAGACGGAGCCTATTTAAACACCCAAAAAATAGGGGGACTTGATTTTGTTATAAACACCTCTATCGAAGATGTTAAATATGTCAATAGGCTTGGCAAAGTACTTAATTCTCCCCAAGGCTCCGAAATACCAAAAGGTTCAATCGTAATTTTACACCACAACGTTTTTAGGGTTTACTATAACATGAAAGGTAAAAAAACAAAAAGCAATGAATATTTTAGAGAAAATAAATATTTGGTTCCAGAAGAAAAAATATATATGTACAACTATAGTGGAGATTGGGTTTGCACTTCTGATTTCTGCTTTGTTAGCCCTGTAGATTTTTCGCAAGATGATGAAATATTCCGATCTGACAAAAAAGAACAAGAGCACACTGGTGTAATAAAATATATAAAAAATTCATATATTAACACAGGTGATAAAGTTGCTTTTACAAAAAACTCGGAATACGAGTTTAATGTAGACGGAGAAAAGCTTTATAGAATGAAGCATAAAAACATTTGTTTACTTTTAGATGGGTAAGTCATTAAATAGAAGGGGCAAATATAGCCACTGCACAAGGGCGCAGAAAAATGGAAGGAATAAACCAGCAAAAAAGAACAAGTAATGGCTGATGCGTTTTTAAAAAACAACATATCCATAGTCATATCATTTGTGGCTGCAGTGTTTGCGGCAGGTGGTATATTTTCTGAATTTACATCACTAAAAGATGAGATACATTTAGTTCACGAAAGATTAGATGAAAAAATAGTTATTATAGATCGTCTTGAAGTGCGTATACTTGAAATGGAAAAACAATTAGAGTATGAAAAAGGTTTTTTTGAAGCCACATCTAAATCTAAATAAATGAGCAAGGAAATAAAAAACACCATACAGAGAGTAATTGATGCAGGAGAAAAAGCTGTTGAAGAGCTTATTAAAGTTGCGCATGATGAAATAATTACTGATGATCCGTCAGAGGATTTAGCGGCAGATAGATTGAAAAATGCAGCAGCTACAAAAAAACTTGCAATATTTGATGCTTTTGAGATATTAAGTAGGTTAGAAACAGAAAAAGATAAGTTAAGTGGAAAGGAAGAGTCTTCAGAAGGTTCGGGAAAAGATACAGGATTTCAAAGCTTCGCAGAATCCAAAGGAAGAAAGCTTTAATCTATTTTTAGAGCTTAAAAACTTTATACCTGCAAAAACTTTAAATGCTAAAAACAAAAATAAATCTTGGCGGTATGGATATGACCACGAGCATGATATTATTGTCATAGCAAAAAACGGACAATTAGGAAGTGTAATTCAGATCCAAGATTTAAAGATTGGATTACCTTTGCAGCCGAAGAAAATATATTCAAGAAGTCGTGAAAAAGCAAAACAATACTGGGAGCCCTTTGAGTATCCAAAAGAGCTTAATTACATTAAAACAATATTTCAATGGAACGAATATCCAAACTCATTTAAAGATAAGTGGCTTGAATATATTGAATCTGAATTTGACAGGAGAGAGGGTGGGTTTTGGTTTAAAAATAACGGGTCTCCTATTTATATTACTGGGTCTCACTACATGTACCTACAGTGGACAAAGATTGATGTTGGCAAACCAGACTTTAGAGAATCGAATCGAATATTCTACATATTCTGGGAAGCTTGCAAGGCAGATGAACGATGTTTTGGAATGTGCTATCTCAAAAACAGAAGATCGGGATTTTCTTTTATGTCCTCATCAGAAATCGTTAACCAGGCAACAATTACTTCGGATGCAAGATTTGGTATACTATCAAAAACTGGAGCAGATGCAAAAAAAATGTTTACCGACAAAGTCGTTCCAATATCAACAAACTACCCCTTCTTCTTTAAGCCAATACAAGACGGGATGGATCGACCAAAAACAGAACTTGCATATAGAGTTCCCGCATCAAAGCTCACTAGAAAGTCCATCGTCAAGTCGGACAGCGATAATCTTACAGGACTCGACACGACTATTGATTGGAAAAATACCGGAGATAACTCCTACGACGGTGAAAAATTACGACTCCTTGCCCATGACGAAAGCGGTAAGTGGGAAAAACCAGATAATATCCTCAACAACTGGGCTGTCACTAAAACTACATTGAGGTTAGGTAGAAAAATTATCGGCAAGTGTTTGATGGGATCAACTTCAAACTCATTAGACAAGGGTGGTGAAAACTTTAAAAACTTATATAGAGATTCTGATTTGTCCACAAGAAACGTAAACGGACAAACAAAAAGCGGAATGTATAATTTATTTATCCCTATGGAATGGAACATGGAAGGCTTTTTGGATATTCACGGTAACCCGGTTTTTTATACAGATAAAGTTGTTGAGGGGATAGACGGCATGGACATAAACATTGGCGTTATTGACTACTGGAACAATGAGGTGGATTCTTTAAAAAGCGACCATGATCAGCTAAATGAATTTTATAGACAATTTCCTAGAACCGAAAATCATGCTTTTAGAGATGAATCAAAAAATACTTTATTTAATTTATCTAGGATTTACGAACAGATAGATTATAATGACGGACTTGAAGCACAAAGAGTGGTTATGCAAGGAAGTTTTTCATGGAAAAATGGAAAGAAAGATACAGAGGTAATATGGAGTCCAAACAAAAACGGAAGATTTTATGTAACCTGGATACCTCCGAAAGAGCTTAGAAATAATGTTGTGTATAAAAACGGTAAGAAATATCCAGGAAACGAGCACATAGGATCATTTGGATGCGATTCTTATGACATTTCAGGCACTGTGGGTGGGGGTGGATCTAATGGAGCATTACATGGCCTTACAAGGCTTAATTTTGATGCGCCTTCAGATGTGTTTTTTTTAGAATATATATCAAGACCACAGACATCAGAAATATTTTATGAAGATGTGTTAATGGCTTGTGTTTTTTATGGCATGCCAATACTTGCAGAAAATAACAAACCAAGAATATTATATCATTTTAAAAATAGAGGGTACAGATTATTTAGCCTATCAAGACCGGATAAGCATAAAAACGATTTGTCTAAAGCTGAAAGAGAACTTGGAGGGATACCTTCTTCTTCCCCAGTAATTGCTATACATGCTGAGGCTATAGAGTCCTACATAGAGAACAATGTTGGTTTTGATGAAAGTTCAAGTGGAAATATGTTTTTTAATAGAACATTATTAGATTGGGCAAACTACGATATATCTAACAGAACAAAGTTTGACGCCTCTGTTAGTTCTGGTTTAGCTATAATGGCTAACAATAAATATGTGGTGAAACCTGAAAAAAAGGTTAAAGAAATAAATGTTAACTTTGCAAGGTACAATAATCGTGGAATGACTAGCACTATGCTTAGAAAATAAATATGTACGAAAAGGGCCCAAGAAGAATTATAGGATTTCCTGATCAATTAGTTACTGATGGTGAAAAATCATCGGAGGACTATGGCTTGCGTGTTGCTCAAGCAATAGAAGCCGAGTGGTTTAGAAAAGAAAGTGGTACTTCAAGATACTACAACAACAGAGACACATATCATAAGCTAAGAACTTATGCTATGGGTGAACAGTCTGTTCAGAAATACAAAGATGAATTAGCTATAAACGGCGATATATCTTATCTAAACTTAGACTGGTCTCCAGTGCCTATCATACCAAAGTTTGTAGATATCGTTGTAAACGGAATGTCTAACAGGCTTTATGATGTGCTTGCTCAGGCTGTAGATAGCATTTCTTCGAACAAGAAGGCGATGTACAAGCTTAAGCTTAAAACAGAAATGAACAATAGACAGGACTTTAAACAAATAGAAGAGTCTCTTGGAATTAGTATGTTTGACACAGCTGAAGATGAACTTCCAACTTCTAAAGACGAACTTGACTTACATGTATCTTTAAACTACAAAGACGATATAGAGCTTGCACAAGAGAAAGCTATAGAAACTGTTTTGCAATTAAACGATTACGATCAAATTAAACGTCAAGTGGATGAAGATCAAGTCGTCTTGGGAATATCTGCTTTACGCCATTCTTTTAATACACATGACGGTATTAAGGTAGATTATATAGATCCAGCTAATTTTATATGGAGTCCAACTGAAGACCCAAACTTTGAAGACTGTTACTATTTTGGTGAAGTTAAAAATGTAAACATTACAGAACTGAAAAAGCTTGATCCATCTTTAACCCAGGAAGACATATCTGACATCTCTAAAATGTCTTCTAAGTTTGATGCATATCAAGGCATTAGAGGCGGGTATCATTCCGACAACTTCGATAAAAGCACTGTAACTCTATTATATTTTTGCTATAAAACAGATAAGAATATTGTATATAAGAAAAAGAAAACTGCAACTGGAGGCGAAAAAGTTTTAAAAAAAGATGACCAGTTTAACCCCCCTAAAACAGAAGCAGCAAGATTTGAAAAGCTTTCAAAAAGAATTGATGTCTGGTATGAAGGAGTGTACGTTTTAGGTAGCAACAGATTGATTAAATGGGACATAATGAGTAATATGGTAAGACCTAAGTCTTCTATAAACAAAGTTTACTCTCCTTTTATCGTTTCAGCAAAAAAACAATACAGGGGGCAGATTGATTCACTTGTTAAAAGAATGGTGCCTTTTGCTGATCAAATTCAACTGATACATTTAAAACTACAACAGGTCACCGCAAAAATGATACCTGATGGCGTGTATATGGATATAGATGGATTGTCCTCTATAAACATAGGAAACGGCGCTACATATTCTCCTCAAGAAGCTTTGAATTTATATTTTCAAACAGGCTCTGTCTTAGGAAGGTCATACGCAGAAGACGGAGAAATAAACAGAGGCAAAATACCAATTCAGGAACTTACAGCCTCTGGAGCTAATAATAAGATATCTTCTCTTATTAATATGTATAACTACAACTTAGGTCTTATCAGATCTGTTACTGGGCTTAATGAGGCTAGAGACGGTAGTACGCCAGATCCAAACTCTTTGGTTGGTGTGCAGAAGCTTGCTGCTTTGAATTCAAATACAGCCACTAGGCATATATTAGAGTCCAGATTAAATATGACCAGAAAGCTTTCTGAGTGCATAAGCCACAGAATGTCTGATGTGCTTATGTATTCTGATATGAAAGAAACTTTTGTAAATAGCATTGGAAGGTACTCTATGGATCTTATAGAAGAAATAAAACAAATGCATTTACATGACTTTGGAATATTCATTCAATTACATCCAGACGAGGAAGAAAGAAACTTCTTAGAGCAAAACATTCAACAAAGTCTATCATCTGGCAAGATAGATATAGATGACGCTATAGATATTAGAGCTATAAAAAATACTAAGATTGCATCTCAATTATTAAAAGTCAGAAAGAAGAGAAAAGAAAAGATGGATTTTGATAAACAGCAGGCGGCTATAAAAGCTCAATCTGAATCAAATCAGCAAGCAGCACTAGCATCTGAACAAGCCAAACAACAAACCATGCTCTCAAAGCAAAGAACCGAAACGGAACTTAAAAGACTTGACGCACAACTTGAAATGGAAAAGATGCAGTTTGAGGCTGAGTTAAAATTGAGGCTTATGAAAGAACAAAAATCTTTAGACAAAGAAAATATAAAAGCATCTATAGATTCTCAAATGTCTAAAGAATTATTTAGAGAGGACAGAAAAGATAAGCGTAGCAAAATACAAGCTTCACAACAATCACAACTTATACAACAAAGAAAACAAGATTTAGATCCAATAGATTTCGATGGCCAAGATTATTTAGGTAGCGGTTTACAGGGTCTTCAATCTGATTTTTAATTATTTGTATATTTGTAAAAAATTTAATTTAATATGAGTGAAATAGAAGTGTATGCTCTTGATGACGATGGAAATCGCATAGAGCCAAAAAACGATAAAAAAGAAAACGAAGTTAAATCCGAGGAACCTCAGCCAGCTGAAGAGCCTCAACAAAAAGAAGAAGATGGCGTACAACAACAAGCCGAAGACACAAAGCAAGCCGAAGCCAAAGAAAAAGAAGAAAAAGAAAATGTATTAGAGGAAAAGGAGCCTCCAAAAGAAAACAAGGAGGAGAACTTCGATGAAAATAAGGTTTTGTCTATCCTTAAAAAACAAAAAGACATAAATATAAGTTCACTTGATGAACTTAAAAACGTTCTTTCAAATAGTGAAAAAGAAAAAGAAGCTCAAAAGTTGCCAGAGGAAGTTGAAAAGTATTTAACCTACAACAAAGAAACTGGTAGAGGGTTGGACGACTTTGTAAAGCTGCAAAAGGATTTTAGTAAAATACCAGACGCAGATCTTTTAAAAAGTTATTACCAATCAACTAAACCTGGTTTAGATTCTAGTGACATTGAGTATCTTATAAAAAGAGATTTCGGAACTAATGAGGATGAATCTGATTCAGACAAAAAAAGGAAAGAGATTTCTTACAAGGAGAAGTTATTTGAAGCAAGAGACTTTTTTAATCGTGAAAAAGACAAGTACAAAACAAAATTAGAGTCTAATAATGTTGAGCTGTCTGAAAATGATAAAAAGGCTATTGATTTTTATAATAATTATCAAAAGGAGTCAGAGAAAAGCGAAAGGACAGGTAAAGAAAAAGCTTCTGTCTTTGAAAACAAAACTAAAGGTTTTTTCTCCGAAAAGTTTGAAGGTTTCAAATTTAATGTAGGAGACAAAACTGAAACGTTTAAAGTAAAAGACAAAGAAATTGTCCTTAAAGATCAGCTTGATATAAATTCTAAACTGTCTAGATTTCTTAACAAAGAAGGGGAGTTAGATAAAACAGAGGAATATCATAAATTTCTTTATGCAGGTACAAACGCTGATGCAATAGCCAGGCACTTTTATGAGCTTGGTAAATCAGAGGCAACTGAAGACATTGTAAAAGAAACAAAGAATATTAATATGTCTGTTCGGGATAATAAACCGGTAGATGTAAAAGGAACTAAGTTTAGAATTTTAGAAAGCGAATCTGATTTTGATTTTAAAATTAAAAAAAGAAGATAAACTTATTTAAAATTTTTAGAAAATGGCAGTAACAATGACCGGAGTCGGTGGTGCATTAACCCCAGCTCCCTCGAAAGCAACGCTTTCATCAAATTATTTGGGCTCAAGTGTTGAGTTTACATCTCAATATTTACCCGACGTATACGAAAAGGAATTCGAAAAGTACGGAAATAGATCCGTATCATCTTTCCTTAGAATGGTAGGTGCAGAAATGCCTATTGCTTCTGATATTATTCAATGGTCAGAGCAAGGTAGATTACACCTAGCAGTCACTGGTGCTACAAGATCAGCTGATGTTATTACTTCAAATGGACATCCATTTAGAGTAGGACAAACAGTTATTGTATCTGACGGCACTGACCAAGAAAAAGCTATCATTACAGCTGTAACCGCAAACACATTCACAGTTGCTTCTTACGAGAACGCAAACCTAGCATCAGCTATCGCCACAACTGGCCTTAAAGTTTTTGCATATGGTTCTGAATTCAAAAAAGGAACAAACGGAATGGACGGAAGCCTAGAGGCTCCAAAAGACATCCAAACAACTAACCCTATCATTATCAAAGATAAATATGAAATCAATGGTTCTGATTTGGCGCAGATAGGTTGGATTGAGGTTTCAACTGAAAATGGTGCTACAGGATATTTATGGTACTTAAAGTCTGAGCATGAAACTCGTCAGAGATTTGAGGATTATCTTGAATTAGCAATGATTGAAGGTAAGCCTGCTGCAAGTTCTTCTGGCGCTGAAACTGCTGGATTTAAAGGTACTAAAGGTTTATTCCATGAAGTAGAAAACAGAGGAAATATCTCTACTGGCTCTATTGCATCTAGAACCGATATTGAAACTCTTATCCAAGTCCTAGACAAAGAGGGAGCTATTCAAGAAAATGTTTTATTTGTAAACAGAGCTAAGTCTTTTGAGATTGACAATGTATTAGCTGCTCAAAATAATTCAGGCGCATCAACATCATCTTACGGATTGTTTGACAATGACGAAAGCATGGCGTTGAACCTTGGTTTTATGGGCTTCAATTTGGGATATGACTTTTATAAGTCTGACTGGAAATATCTAAACGACGCAACTACAGGAGCATTAACATCTTCTGTGACTGGAGTTTTAGTACCCGCTGGTACAACTTCTGTTTACGATCAGGTTATGGGACGTAACGCTACAAGACCTTTCTTGCACGTTGCTTTCAGAAAGTCTGAAGCTGAAGACAGAAAGTACAAGTCTTGGGTTACTGGATCTGCTGGATCTGCTGGTATGTCTAGCGACTTAGACGCAATGCAAGTACACTTTTTATCTGAAAGAGCACTTGTTGTACATGGAGCTAATAACTTCATATTATTTAAGTAGTATTTATTAAGGCTGGGGGTTTCGGCCCCCATCCTTTTTTTTAATTTAATAAAGTATAATAAAATGGCAAAAAGAAAGACTTCCCAGGCATGGGAAATAAAAGACAGAATATATATTTTAAGTGGTGGCAAAACTCCTGTTAATTATATTCTAAGATCAAGACACCACATAAACAAACCTTTACAATATTTTGATGGCTCAATAAACAGATCATTAAGATATGCTTCAAACCAAACTTCTATTTTTGAAGACGAGCAATTGGGAGACGTTACGCTTCCCCCAATAATATTTAGAGACGGAAAGTTAATGGTAAACAAAGAAAATTCTTTACTTCAACAGTTTTTATCAATTTATCACCCAGATCTAGGGTCTGAGTACATGGAGTTTGACCCCAATAAGGAAGCTGAAAAAGAAGTCAAAGATGTAGAGCTTGAGCTGGAGGCGATGAATTTAGCTAAAGAAATGGACATTGAAGAGCTAGAAGCTATTGCCAGGGCAACAATAAAAGGAAGAGTTTCTGATATGGCATCAAATGAAATAAGAAGAGATATGCTTATTTATGCCAGACAAAATCCAGAGCAATTTATTGATCTTACAAAAGACGAAAATATTAACCTAAGAAATATAGCTGTAAGGGCAGCTGAAATGGGAATAATATTTATTGACGATGATGGCAGAACAGTCAAATGGAATGATGCTAAAAAAGAAAAGATCATAACAATCCCTTATGGAGAAAATGTGTATAGCGCTTTAGCTGTTTATTTTAAGACAGACGAAGGCCTTGATACGCTGCAAGCTATAAATAATTCTATATAATAAGCGCAACTTACCCTCCACTATAAATGGTTGCGTTAAAGGGGTTGCAAATTTGCACCCCTTTTTTTTTCGTACATTTGTAGTATGATAAATCATGTTAGAAACACTGTATTGTCAGTGTTAAATAAAGAAAACAGGGGCTTTTTAACCCCTGCACAATTTAACTCGTATGCTAAACATGCGCAACAATTGATATTTAACCAGTATTTATCTGAGTATTCAAGGATGTTATTGGCAAAAAATGCTAGACAAACATCTTCAGAATTTTTAGACAGATCAGAGGTTATGCAAAGAAAGCTTGAAGACTTTACAAAAGAATCAAGTGTTGCTATTTCTGCAAATAAGTATACGAAACCAACAGATCTACAATATCTTGTATCGGTCAGATATGGCACTCTTGAAGTGGAACAGGTGTCAAGAGACAAGGAAAGATTTTTATTAAACTCAAACCTAACAGCTCCTTCGGCTAATTTTCCAATTTTTGTAGATGAGCCTTTAGCTATCACGCTTCACCCATCAACCTTAACAAGTAATATTAATTTTATTTATTTAAGAAATCCAAAAGATCCAAAATGGACATACAACACAGTTGGAGAAAACCCAGTTTTTAACCAAAGCGCATCTGATTATCAAGATTTTGAAATAGACGGTACCGAAACAGTTCCGTTGGTTATTGAGATATTAAAACTAGCTGGTGTAACTATACGAGAGGGAGAAGTCACACAAGCAGCTCAAAATATAGACGTGACCAACACCAATAAAGATTCTTAATTATGAGTATGACTGATCAGCAATATTATTCTACAAGCTCCAATTATGGAGCAGCACAGTTTGTTAGCATGAAGGATGTAGTCAATAATTTTTACATGTTTTATGTTGGAGATGATAAAGTCATTAGTAATGTAAAAAGATATGATGTTCTTTTTCATGTAAAAAGAGCCATACAGGAATTAAATTATGACGCTTTAAAAGACGTAAAAGCTTTAGAGCTGGAGCTTCCAACAAACCTACAGTTAACACTTCCAAAAGACTTTGTAAAGCTTGTGAGGCTGTCTTGGGTGGATGACATTGGGAAGCTTAGACCTTTAATGGTTGACAATAGAACAACGATAGCCACAGCATATTTACAAGATAACAATTATAATATTCTTTTTGATGGAAATGGAGCTGCATTAGAGGGAACTTCTTTTATAGACGAAAAGCTAGGCGCTATCAATACAAATCAACAAGACTACTCGTCCTCCTTAAGTGACGAATTTTTTGGAAGAAGGTTTGGATTAGACACGTCGGTAGCAAATGTAAATGGTAAATACAATATAGACAAAAAGAAAGGTGTAATAAGATTTAGCAGCGAGGTTAAAGGAAAGCATGTTGTTATAGAATATATATGTGATGGTATTGACTATCTTACAGAAGACGAATTAAAGATTAATAAACTCACAGAGGATTATATATACAAGCATGTTGCCCACCAAATTGTTAGCCATAAGTTTGGTGTACAAGAATTTATAGTCAGGAGACTGAAAAATGAAGCTTTTGCTGCCATGAAGAATATGAAAATTAGAATGATGGACATACATCCTTTTGATTTAATACAATCTTTAAAAGGTAGAAACAAGTGGATTAAATAATGAAATTAAAAAACATATTTTCTGCAGGTAAAATGAACAAGGACTCAGACGAGAGGCTTGTTCAGAATGGAGAGTTTAGGGACGCTTTAAACGTAAAAGTTGCTAACTCCTCAGGTTCTGATGTTGGTGCTGTTGAAAATGAAATTTCTAATGCAGTGTTGTCTAGTTTAAGCATGGGAAACAATGCGATCTGTATTGGATCTGTTGCTGACGATGTAAATAACAAGATATATTGGTTTGTAAGATCTGACCTAGGAAGCTACATCTGTGAGTATGATTCTGACAATAACACATCAACATTTGTTCTTATAGACACAAGAACCGGACACAATAATGTTTTAAATTTTACAAAAACTAATTTTATTGAGTCAAATATACTTATAGACATTGACAACAATAAAAGGTTTTTATTTTTTACAGACGGACTAAATCCTCCTAGACGGGTTGAAATTGATTCTGCCAAACTTATAGATGGAAATGATTTTGATAAATACGACATAGATGTTGTACAAAAACCCCCGCTATATCCTCCAGTCTTAACGCTACAAAGCGCAACAAATGAAGAAAATACTATAGAGGAAAGGTTCGTTTACTTTGCTTACAGGTATAAATATAAGCACGGAGAGTACAGTGCTTTGTCTCCTTTTTCGGAAGTAGCTTTTTTCCCTAAATCTTTTTCTATAGATTTTTCTACTGGACTGAATAAGTCTATGGTAAACGCAAATGGTTCTGTAAGCATACAGTTTGATACAGGGTCAAAAAACGTCACAGACATAGATATTGTTTTTAAAGAAAGCAACTCTAGTAATTTATATATTGTAGAGTCTATAAATAAGCAAGACGAATCTTACGGTAATAATGCAACCCAAAACTTTTTATTTCAAAACTCTAAAATATATAAAGTCCTTCCAGAAAAAGAACTTTTTAGAGTATACGATAACGTGCCTTTAAAAGCAAAAACCCAACAACTTATAGGCAACAGAATTGTTTATGCAAACTATGTAGAAAATTTTAATCTTATTGATGCTAATGGCAACAAAGTAAAACCAGCGATTAATTTACAAGCAACAACTACAGCTATAACAACACCTCCAGTTTCGAGCGTAAAAAGCAACAAAGACTACGAGGCTGGTATTGTTTACTTAGATGATTACGGAAGAGCCACGACTGTTGTTACCTCATCTCAGTCCAGCACAAACGTCCCTTTAAGTAATCAAAAATTACAAAACAAACTGCAGATAACAATAAATCATTTGCCTCCTGCTTTTGCAAAAAAATACAGAGTATATATAAAGCAAAGCAAAGGCAACTACGAAAGCATATCCCCTGCAATATTTTATGAAGAACAGGAAACTGGATATGTTTATGTTCAGTTAAACGGTAACGACAAAAACAAAATAAAAGAAGGGGAATTTCTTGTAGTAAAAGCAGACTCTAGAGGTGTTAAAACTGGCCTTATAGAGACTCAGGTTTTAGAAATGAAAGACCAGCTTATTAATTTTTTAGAAGACAGCACCTATCCAGGAGCCAATGATCCGCCGATTGCACAGCAGTCAGGGTTTTATGCTAAATTTAAACCAAGTGGATATAGTCTTTCTATAGATGATTTTATTAGAACAGAACATACTGATTATGACGATTCTAGTAACGGAAGAGATAATCCTTTAGGTATACAGTTTACATCTTCAGTAGTTGAAGGTCCTTTTTATTATGGAACAAATGGAGCGGTAACTGATGTAACTCTTGGTGGAACATACACTATCTCTGAGGAGTTTGCTAGAATTAGGGTTGAAATTGATGGAATAAATGTAGATGTTAATGGAGATGGTTCTTTGATAGTTGATACATTTCAGTGGTCAGTCGACACCCTTGACAATGACGGCACAAACACTTTGAGCGCAACAAACCTAACTATTACGCCAGGAACGCCAATAGCTCTTACTGGGTCTGGGCTTACAATTGATTTTGCTGCTGCAACGGGCCATACAATAGGAGACAGGTGGATGTTTAACGCTAGACCCTCAACAATAAATGCCCTTTACACTAACGCAAGTGTAAGAGATGAAAGAGCTTTTTCAACATTTAGAAGTTTTCCTCAAGCAGAAGAAGAAATAGGATTGGGGACAATTATAAATTTTACATACGACGAGTATAATAGGGGAGATCAGTTTGTAACACATGAGTTTGTAGTTAATCAAACGTTTAAAAACTTAGAAGAGTGGTATCATGAAAGTGGAGCCAAGGCAATATTAAATCCTGATATTCCTGAAAACAGAATATTTTTCCTAAGAGGAACATATGGCTCTAATCAGTCTGTTATAAATAATTCTTTGACCAGTGACCTTTTAATGATTATACGCTCTAAATTTCAGCAAAATACATCAATAAGCAAAAGAGTTAAAGTAAACAACACATTTGTTTTACTTACTAGACAAACAACTGATATAATAAATTTAGAAACAAAACCAGAAACAATAAACTCTGAGATATTTTATGAGCTTCCGGCTACATACAATATAAATAGTCAAGGGTATCATGAAGCACCCTCCGGAGGAACAACCCAAACAGATTCAACTCAAGCTACTTTCGAGCTTCCGTTTTTTAATTGTTTTTCATGGGGAAATTGTGTCGAGTCATATAAAATAAAAGATGATTTTAATGCTAAGTTTTTTGAGCCAGAAAATAGGCCATCATCAAACTTAAAGGATTATAAACAAAATAACAGAACAACTTCTTTGACCTATAGCAACGTTTATGATCAAACAACAAAATATAATGGATTAAATGAGTTTAATCTGTCTACTGCAAATTACAAAGACATGGATGACTTCTATGGAAGCATCAACAAGATTGTCGGAAGAGAATCAGATTTGGTTGTGTTTCAGGAAAACAGAGTTTCTAAGCTGTTGTTTAACAAAAGTGTTTTATTTAACGCTGACGGAAGTGGCAACGTTGCTGCTAGTACAAATATTTTAGGGCAAGATGTTCCTTATCTTGGTGAATATGGAGTTACAGCCAACCCTTTTGCTGTAATAATGTGGGGTGGAAGAATATATTTTGTAGATGAAAGAAGGAGGGTTGTTTGCAGGCTATCTAGGGACGGCATAACGCAAATATCAGATTACGGTATGCTTGATTTTTTTGGAGATGCTTTAAAAGCAACTCCTGAAGTTATAGGCGCATATGATCCAACAGATAGGTCTTATTCTTTATCACTTCGTGGTACCCAAGAAGAATGGAGAGAAGATGAGGTTGAGTGTGAGATTTTATACGATAGCACTGATACAGATGGCGACGGCACTGTTGATTCTATTGATACAGACGACGATAACGACGGCGTGCTTGATACGGCAGACGCATTCCCATTAGACTCAACAGAGAGCGTCGATACGGATGGAGATGGCGTTGGTAATAACGCTGATACAGATGATGACGGTGATGGGGTTGATGACGCTCAAGATGCGTTCCCATTAGATTCTTCTGAGACAACCGACACAGACTCTGATGGGACAGGAGATAACGCTGACACAGACGATGATGGTGATGGTGTATTAGATGTTAATGAAGGAGATATGGATGGAGATGGTATTGATGACAATGATGACACCGATACTGACGGAGACGGCACGCCCAACTCAACCGACACTGATGACGACAATGATGGTGTTCCAGACGCAAGCGACGCTTTACCAACGAACCCAAATGAAACAGTTGACACGGATGGTGATGGGATAGGAAACAACCAAGACACAGACGACGACGGTGACGGGGTATTGGACACAGCAGACGCATTTCCTCTAGATTCCACTGAAAGTGTAGATACTGATGGTGACGGAGTTGGCAATAATGCAGACACAGATGACGACGGTGATGGAGTGCTTGATACTGCAGATGCGTTTCCTTTAGATTCCACAGAGACAACTGACTCTGATAGTGATGGCGTCGGTGATAATGCAGATCCTGATGACGATAACGACGGCATACCTGATGTTGCAGAAACTGATACCGATAGAGATGGAGTTCCAGATGAACAAGACGCTGATAGCGATAACGATGGAGTATTAGATTCTAGTGATGCTTTTCCCACGGATCCAAATGAAACGACAGACACAGATTCTGATGGCATAGGTGACAATGCCGATACTGACGATGACGGTGATGGTGTATTAGATACAGCTGATGCGTTTCCTTTAGACTCTACAGAGACTGTTGATACAGATAGTGATGGAACTGGTGATAACGCTGATACGGATGACGATAATGACGGCGTTTTAGATACTCAAGATGCATTCCCGCTTGATGCGACAGAAACTACGGATACAGATTCCGATGGTACGGGGGACAATGCAGACACAGACGATGATAACGATGGAGTTTTAGATGTACAAGATGCGTTCCCATTAGACTCAACAGAAAGTGTAGATACAGATAGTGATGGCATAGGAAATAATGCAGACACGGATGATGACGGAGATGGAGTTGCTGATTCAAGCGATGCATTCCCGCTAGACGCAACCGAAAGCGTTGATACAGATAGCGATGGAATTGGTGACAATGCGGATACTGATGATGACAATGATGGAACACTCGATACGTCAGATGCATTTCCACTAGATGCGTCAGAGACAACTGATACAGATGGCGACGGAACAGGCGACAATGCAGATACAGATGATGATAATGATGGCACTCCGGACTCTTCTGATGCGTTCCCGCTAGATGCAACTGAAACTACAGACACTGACAGTGATGGTATTGGGGACAATGCAGATACAGATGATGACAATGATGGGGTACTTGATAGCGCAGACGCTTTTCCTTTAGACGCAACTGAAACAACAGATACAGATTCTGATGGTATCGGAGATAATGCTGATTTAGATGACGATGGAGACGGTATAAGTGATGCTTATGAAACGCAGCTAGGGACAAATCCTTTAGACAGCACAGATACTCCAACAGACACAGATTCTGATGGCATACCAAACGCTATAGATACAGACGATGACAATGACGGGACTCCAGATGCCAGTGATGCTTTCCCTCTCGATTCTACAGAAACAACAGATACGGATTCTGATGGCACTGGAGATAACGCCGATACTGATGATGATAATGACGGAGTTCCAGATGCAGATGAAATAGCTGCAGGAACAGACCCTTTGGATAGTACTAGCACTCCCCCTGACACTGACGGAGATGGAACGTATGACTATCTAGACACAGACGATGATAACGATGGTGTGTTAGATGTGAATGACGCTTTCCCGCTAGATGCCTCTGAAAGTGTAGATACCGATGGAGATGGTGTTGGTAATAATGCCGATACGGATGACGATAATGATGGACTAACTGACGCTCAAGAAGCAACAGCTGGAACAAACCCATTACTTGCTGATACAGACAGTGACTTTATAGTTGACTCTGTTGACCCTGCTCCTTTAGATGGCTCTAATCCAACAGTCAGTGATACTTCAGGGGGAGGAAGAAGCACCTCTTGTCCTCCAACAGAAACACATCATTTCTTTCCAAACTCAACTGGACTATATGGAACGTCAAATAATAGGCTTACATCAGACTTTTTTAATGACAATGAGAGTCAAACAGATTCAGCCTTAGGCCTTATACCTATAGCTTCTTCAGCTGTTAGGGTAAGCGAGTATACATATATGCCTTATGCAGGCGGTGCTGTTCTTATGTCGTCTGTTAATTTAACAGACACTCCTAAATTTAGTGATGCACTAAATGGAAACACTACTGGTTTAACAATCTATGATAGGCTTATTACAAAATCAGCAGCTGTATCTGCAGGGTACACAATAGGAATAATGAGAAACAGGGATGAATCTGCAAAACCTTTAACTGGTCAAAGCATAAATGATATACCTGATGACGCAATATTAGAAGCGCATACTACAGACCTTGTGCCCCATGGCAATTCAGGAATTAAACCAAACAACGTAACTAGCGCAATTGCAATATGCGTTCCTGTTGGATTTAAAGAAATAACAGTGTTAACCTCAGTAAATTCTAACGTAAGAGTAAAAAACCAGTTATCATACCCCAATCAGCAATTCCCTTTAATGGTTGGCACATTGAGCACATATTGTAATACTAGATGGTTTGAGGTTATCGGAAGTTTATCTTCTACTCAACAGCTTACTTCTACTGGACATCCAACCCCTACGCAGTCTTTGACTTTTCCACAAGTAACTGCATATGCAGGAGGATCCGGAGCTGGTGCTGATACTTTTGTTTTTGGTTCCAGCGTAGTTACTCACCTTAACCAAGCCCCACCATTACCATATCGTACTGCTAATTTTGTAAGCGGAACAGATTCGTTTATAGTGTCTGGGGTTAACACAGCAGCATCCAACCAGCACAGTTTTAAAGTGGGGCCTGGATTTAGATCAACCAACTTTAATCAAGGAACAATTAAGTTACATACATACTACAATACACTTCCCCCTGTAACTATAAATATTAAAAACAGAGATTTTGGACAAACATATAACAGTACAGCTCAAATAGTCGCTTCATCTCCTTCTGGAGACATAGGGTCTGGAGTGTCCGTTGACTCAAATGGAAACATTACAGTAAGCTCTATGGGAAGTACAAGTTACACCAACACACTTTCTCATCCAGATGATTCTACCGTTACAATTCACACAGGAAGTTTTACTTATGATAATAACGGTCAAAAAGTGTATACGCCATTTAAGGCTCAGTTTATAAGCCTTGATACATTAGGAGACCAGGGCTGGAAGCTTCAAAGAACTGGATCTGGTTTTAACAACAACACTCCTGCGACTGTTGGTCAAACAGAATCTAGTCTTGGAAGTGACAGTACAACAGGATCTGCACTGCCTTTTAGTCAATGGGGTGATACTACGGTTATATCAAATGGAGCCTTTGTTACAAATTCAGGGTCTGGATTAAAGTTAATAGGTGGAACTTTCTTTGATAACACTGGAAATATGACGGGGACTGTAGATGTTACGATTAAAGTAGTATTAAGCGTGATAGACTTTGTTCCAAAATTCGGATTATTGGTAATTACAGATGACACTCCACCTACTATTTCTAATGCAGTTACGTCAATATTTTATCAGAGAGATTATTTTAATAATACGCTACAACCATTTGTTGGTAAAACCATAACTATAAACATATAGATATGAAATATAGATCAGGATACAGAAAAGTTAAAACTCTAAGGAAGTATGTTAATGGAAAGCCTACCAACATAACTAAAGCTAATGTGGCTTCAGACACTGATTATATCGAAAAATATTTGTCTGACGAATGCCCCGTTAATACGCTTCCATCTGGGATAACTGTTACCCCAACAACGCCATCTACTCAGGCATACAAGAATCCAACAGTTACTGGTTCAAACAACTATACGGTAAGCTTTAGTGAGTATGTGAATGGATGGACATCGTTTCACTCATGGATACCAGAGTCTATGGTTAATATGAATGGGGATTTTTTCACATTTAAAAGCGGTCAGCTGTATAAACATCATGCAAATGACGCCAACAGGAACAACTTTTATGGAGTGACCTATCCATCCGAACTTGAATTTGTCACAAACACTGCTCCATCAGAAAGAAAAATATTTAAAACAGTCGAAATAGAAGGGGATACAAAAAATTGGGATGTGACTGTAATTACAGACCAAGACAGCGGACATGTAAGTAAAGCATCTTTTAGCGAACAAGAAGGGGTGTATAGAACATACATAAGAAGAAACTCTGCTGACATTGGAAACACAGAGCTCTTGTCTGTTCAAGGTATTGGCATGGCTTTAGTTGTTTCTGGCAATAATTATACATTTGGTGAGGTTCCCTCTGAGGTTTCTGTTGGAGACTCACTATTTAAAGCAACATCCTCAGGCACATATCAATTAGTAGGAACAATATCCACGGTAACACCTGGAGCCTCAAATACGGTTGTGGCTACGTCTGCTTCGGCAATTACCCCGTCTGTAAATGATTTTATGTTTGCTGCAAAATCTCCAGTAGCCGAATCATATGGACTAAAAGGATATTTTGCAAAAGTTAAGATATCAAATACAAGCACCTCAAAGGTTGAGGTATACGCAGTGAACACGGAAGCAGCGAAAAGCTTCCCCTAATATTTAGTATATTTGCAATAATGAATTTTAACATAAGAAAAGTAAAAGACTCTGATTACGAGAGTATTTTATTAAAGTGGTGGAAAGATTGGGGATGGGAGGCCCCGCCAAAAGATTTTTTACCACAAACCGGATTGATTGTTTCAAAAGAAGATCAAGATATATGTGCGGGTTTTATGTACCTCACTAACTCAAAAGTGGCACTTACAGAGTTTATTGTGTCAAACAAAGAGTATAAAGAGAAGGATAGAGGGCTTGCAATTGATTTTTTAATTGATTGTATTGTAACTTTAGCAGATAACAATGGGTGTAAGTATGCTCATGTAATTTTAAAAAACCAAAGGCTCTTAAATAGATATAAAAGAGCTGGATATATAGAGTCAGACACAAAAGTAACTGAAATGATTAAAGTATGGCAATAGCAACAGGTACAGCGATAGCTTTAGGAGTGTCAGCAGCAGCAGGTGCGGCAAATGCAATATCTGGAGCTTCAAGAGCAAGAAAAGCAAAACAAGCAATAGATAATTTTCAAAGACAAGACCTTAGAAATGAAGCAGATGATTTAAGAGTTTCAACTTTGGGAGCTGAATTACAAACTGAAGAGGCTCAAAGAAGGTTTGCTACTTCGGTTGATGCTTTACAAGCTGGAGGAGTAAGAGGTTTAGTCGGTGGGTTAGGTCGTGCTGAACAGGCAGCTAGCCAGGTTCAAAGAAGAATTAGTGCTGATTTAGACAGACAGCAGGCGGCAATAGAGCAAATGCAGTTTCGTGAAGATCAACAGTTAAGGATGATGCGTGAAGAAAGGGAGTCACAACAGTTAGGCGCTCTTTACTCTGAGAGACAACAAGGACAACAAATGTTAGCCTCTGGTTTAGGACAAGTAGGGTCAGCAGCAATGACCGGACTTATGTCTATGGAATCTATGCAAGCAGCAGCTCCTTCAGTAAAATCAACTATGAGTCCTCCTGGGTTTGCTAGCTTAAGTACTGGTGGAAAAGACTACAGCCAGTTTGGAATGGACACAGTAAAAAAATCACAAAACATAAACACGTCTCTCTCAAACAATCCAAGTGATTTTTCACGTTTCACAACAGGTAATTAATAAAATATGTCAAGTAGAGGATTATTAGCGGGATATAGAGTAGCAGGAGCAGGACAAGCTCCTATTGTTGATTTATCAGCAAAGGCGGATGAGGTAGCAAAGTATAAAATGTTATCAGATCAAGTAACCTATGAAAGACAAAAGGCTTTTGATGATGAAAGAAAACAATTTAAAATGGATATGGCGGATGCTTATGATGAAACCATATACGAAGATAATTTTGACGACACTGGTATTGCTGATTTAGATGCTGCTGGTACGAAACTACAGGGGCAGGTTAAACAATCTTATATAGAAAACCAGTATGCTTACGATCAAGGACTTATTGATGAAGCTACATATAAATCAAGAAGCAATAAACTCAAAAGCGAACTAAATCAATTAGGCGACGTTATAAAAGACGTTAACACCGCAGCTGATAAGTATAAAGAGCTTGAAGAGTCAGGAGATGGAAATGCTGTAAATGGCAAAAAACTTGACATGCTTGAAAACCTAATGCAAAACTTTAGGGTTACCAGGGGTCCAAATGGCTTGGCTTTAAATACAATAAGAAAAAAAGTTGACGCTGACGGAAACGAAACGGAACAAACGGAAGAGGTAAGTTTAGGTTTAAGAAACTTTAAAGACTTACTTGACATGAACTCAGGGTTTGACTCTACTACTGCGGTAGAAAACATAGTAAAAAGAGGGGGTTTTGTTGAGGAGCTTAAAGGATATGGTCGAGGAGCGATAAAAATAACTGATTTTACAAGATCAGAAACGAGTAGAGCTGTAATTGACGCTGAGGTTGATCAGATGAGTAATAAAGACAAGCTTGATTATTTAATCAAAAAAGGCTTAGTCAAAGAAAGCGATGTGGATGAAGCCGACATATTTTCAAAAGAAAACATAAAAAAATATGACGATAAAGTTGCAGAAGCCCTAACGTCAGATTTAGATAGTGAGCTTAAATTCAAACAAAAAAAGGAGTTAGAAGACGATAAATTTGCTTTAGCAAAATATGATGCTGACCTACGAGCTTCAAACAAACAAAAACCACCTAAAGTACAGGTTTCTGTAAGAGAAGAAATTGGTGATGATAAAGGAGATGTAGTACATTACAGCGTAACAGATCCTGAGGGAGTTAAGTTTACTAGTCTTGCTACTTCAGAAAAAATGGTTGATAGGTATAAAAAGGCAGTAGAGTTAAGTATGAAAGAAGACGGAACACTTGAAGATGTTCCGGAGCAATTCTTCACCGAAGATGTATTTAAAAGTTTAAGTATAAGAAACATGTCAAACAATCTTGACAAAGGATTTATAGAGATTGATTTCACCTACAATCTGCCTGAAGCCGGACAAGATGTTGAAAGTAAAAGTATGTTTGGCAAAAATTATGCTGATTTAGATGATACTCAAAAAAGTCGAGTAGATCAGCAAATAAAAGCACAAGCTTCTCGTGGGGGTGTAAAGGGTGGTTCAAATCTTCAAAGAGGTTCCTTGCAACTAGATCCAATACAAGACTTTAACACCATTAACGACATAAGAGCAGTGCTGGGTCTTAAAAGTCTATCAAATATAGAAAGGGAACAACTGAGGAAAAATAGAGCTGCAAAAGCAGCTGCTGCCGCCGCAGGTGGTGGTGGAGCAGGGGGAAGTTTCGGCAGCAAATACAGTGGGGCTACAGGACAAACAGACTCTCAAAGACAAAATTAATTTATCATGAACGAGGAAGCCTTATTAGACCTATATGAGATGGCTGCCAATGATGGTTACACCGGATCATTAGAGGCTTTCTCAAACCTTATAAAAACAAACGATGAAGCTGTAAACGATCTTTTTGAAATGGCTCAAGGGGATGGCTACACAGACTCGATTGATGATTTCAAAACTTTAGTTGGTGCTGTTGAACAGCAAAAAGAAGGGGAAGATATTGGCCCTATAGAAATAACCACACAAGAAGCATTACAAAAATTTCTTAGAGAGGCTCCAGGTTTATTGTCAGATGAAGATGCTAGAGGTATATCTGCTGGCATAGAGGCTCAAAGGAGATTTGAAGAAGAGAAAAAATTATCTGAAGATTTAACGGAACAAAAACAAGATTTGTTAGACGACGCCCAAGGAGGCAAATCATCCTATAATAGTCTTAAAAATATGATGAAAGATATTGGCCAAATGGACAATAGGGCTAGAATGTATTTTGCCATGATGGAGGGTGACAACCAAGAGGTTGGCATGGAGGCTTTGAAAATGGAAAGAGAGAATAGAGAAGATCCTTATTTACCAACCTATGGGCCTGAAGACCTTAAAGGTCTTTTGGACGATGGTCTTCAGCTTGATGATATAGAAGTTTTCTTAGGGACAGCTGTAAATGCTCTTACGGGTTTTGGAACATCTTTTGTTTCTTCGGCAGGCGGAGCTGCTGTTGGTACGGTAGTTGGTGGCGCAACCGGAGTAGTTGGTGGTTTACCTGGTATTATAGGTGGCGCAGCAAGCGGTAGGGTTCTGGGCTCAAAACTTGGTTTGGCTACCGACATGATTACAAGAGAAATGATCAGTGCCAACAAGATTTTAGCTAGACAAAAAGGTATAACAATAGAGGAGTTGGTTCGAAGAGGTGAAGCTGAATGGCTTATTCCAACAACAATTGGCGCTATTCAGGGATATATAGAGAAATTCCAATTAGGGAACTTGTTGGGGAAAACAGGAGCTAAAACACTCAGTCAGTATGTGAGTAAATTTATGAATAGATCTTTCTCAAGTGGCGTTCAAGAAGTTGCACAAGGGGTTGGGTCCGTAATAAACGAAACAATAGCCGCACAAGGAGGTCAAAAAAACATATCCACAGACACTCCGGGGCAACTGGTTGATGTATTTACTAACCCGGAAACCCTTAAAAGGCTTGATAATGATTTTGTTAATGGTGTTTTAGGTCAAGCAACAGGAAAGGCCTTATATGACGGATCGAGGTCGTTAATGGACCCACAAAAAGTTAAAGATTTATTTAGGAACAGTTTTAAAAATAATCCCGATGACGGTAGTTTTGACCCTAACAATCCTCTTAATATATTTTATCTAGGAAAGTCCGACGCTGAATATGAAAAACAATCTGATTTAGTTACAAAATTATTAGATATAGGTGATGAAAAGGCGAAAGGAAACCTTTCACCTGAACAACTAAAAGCTCTCGATGTTGCTCAAGAAAGTGTGAAAGAAGAGCTAGAGGTAATAAGACAGAAGGTTTATAGGCGTATGAATAAAATGAGTGAGGATGAAATAAATTTTTTGATACCACATCAAAAAGAAACATCTGATCTTAAAAATGCTCTTGCTGTTTTAGAGAATTCAGACATAAGTGAAAAACTAAAACCTACACAGCTAGAAACTATACAAAACAGACTTAACCAGCTAGCAATACAAAAAGCAAAATTATTATCTGCTGTAGATAAAAGACCTGATCAATCTTTTTCTGAAACATTTAGTATTGATGGCAGGCAAGTAACTAAAGAAGAGTTTGACGCATACACAGAACAACAAAAAGCTTTAGGCGGGGGTGAATTTACCTTACAGTTTGGTGAGGATAAGGGTACAGTTGTTGACGCTGAAGGACAGACAATAGGGGATTTTGTTTTTACGCCAGCTGAAGGTCCAAATGATAATGCGGTAAACCGTGCCTTAAAACAATTGGGACTTACAGCAAACCAAAACGACTTTCTTTTAAACGAACTAGATGTTGAGTTAAAAACAAAAGGGAAATCAATAAAAAACCTTGTCGATTTTGGAGAACAAATTATTGTACAAACAAAAAGACAAAAACCAAGCTCTAATATAATATCTATAAACTCAGGCTCTTTAAGCCTAGACCCGTATACAGAAGATATATATAAATCTTTAGTTCAAAAGAATTTTGCTGATAAAATTGTAATTCCAAATTCAGATGGAGATTATTATTACAAGGTAAAACCTATAGAAGAAATAGATAATATTATACAAGAGCAAAACAAAAAAAAGACTTTAACTCCAGAACAAAAAGAAATAAACGACACAAGGAAACTTTTGGGTAAAGAACCAAAGTTTAGTGTAGAGACGGATTTTGATGCTGAAGCCGACATTAACATGGATCAAGTGGTTGAAGAGATGAACAATATGGCAGGAGAAACTATGCTGCCTTCAGTTCCAGGACAACTTACAACTAATAATAAGATAGATGCCGACAATATACTTAGTAGATTTCCAAATGCAAAAATTTTAAGTACGAACAAAAAGTTCGCAGGAATCCCAGGGGTGTTTGGCGTATCCGATCAACTCACTACTGGCTCAACAAAGAACTTGATAACCGGCAATAGATTATTCTACCAAGGCGGTATTAATTTTAACAATTTACCAGAATTTTCAAAATATGCGTGGGCAGGTGCAAACGAGCAAGATGCTTTAGAATTAAAAGAAAGAGCTATATCTGTTTATCAAAACAACAAACAGCTTTTTGACCGTTTGTGGCAACAGAAAAAATTACCCAATGGTCATATTCCTTACTATATAGTTAAGATGGGTAGTGAAGCTATATATAGCAATGAGGCTTTGTACAGGACAGCTCTTGATAATATAAGCAAAACACCAGAAAGAAATAAAAAAGCCGCTTATAACGCATTGTTAAATGATCCAGTGGTTCAAAGTAATGATCTTTACAAAGATTATGTTACTAAACAAAAAACACTAGATAATGTTTACAAAAACATTACAGAGTTAAAATTATCTCAACGCCCCGGTTTAGGCAAAAGAATTATTTATGGTAGTTTTAACTCTACCACCCCTGGGACACCAAATGAAACAAAGCAGGCGGTTGTCCAATTACTTAAAGGTAGACCTCAGTCCGAAAGGGCTTTTGTAAATATAGCCTCTCTAAACAATCAGCTTACAGACCCAGCGATAGAAGGCATCCCCGGCGACCATCTTATAGGGATTATGGGTGTTGATGTTTTAGGCCCCTCGGTAGACAAGATAAATCACAAAAATTATCCATTTGCTATCAAAGGGCAGGTCTTAGGTATACTTGAAAAGCCAATACACGCAGCAGAAGTTTTTCCTGAAATGCACGCCAATATACTTGTAAAACAAAAGAAAGATAAGTCGGGTAAACTAACAACGCCGGTGGCCGCAGCATCTCAAGCTGTATTTCCGCTTGGAAGTGTTAAAAACAAAACCTACATAGGAGCTAAAATGTCCAGCAAAATGGACAATATGAAGAAATTAATGGGTCTGTTAAAGATTACATTTCCTGATGTAGATTTAGTTGATAACGCTGCTGATTTTGAAACCGCTTTAAACCAGCCAAATGTTAAATCTTACATTAAAAAAGGCGATGTTATATATGGATTTGTGCAAGGGAAAAAAATATTTGTAAACCCTAAGTATGCAAACTCTAAAGTTGTATTACATGAGTACGGACATGTTTGGTTGGATTTTCTCAAACAAAACAACCCAGAGCTTTTACAAGTAGGATACAATCTTTTAGAAGGTAGTTTTGATTTAGAAAAGTATAAGCTCATGTATGGTGATACAGATCTTGCCAGGGAGGAGCTGATGGTGGACCTTATATCTTCAAAAGGAGAAAGGATAGGAGACGCAGCCACCAGATCTACTTTTAAAAATTGGCTAGTAGGTCTTTGGAACTATATTAAAAAGCTTTTCAAAAGTTTTTTCAATATGACACCAGATGAAATTCAGAACATGACCTTGGATGACTTTATAAATGGAGCTCTATCAAGCATGCTAAGTGGAGAAAGAATTAGAACACAGGGATTAAAAAATATTAAGTTCAGTAAAAAAACACCCACCAATGAAATAGAGGAGCTTTTAGATAAAGGTAATACTGAAGTTAAAATTAAAAAATATATCCAAGATGAGTATGGGTTTAGCATTGAAGAAACTAACAGCCTTTATGAATCTGTTAGTGGTGATTACTTAAAAAGAAAAAGAAAAGCAGAAGGATTATTTTTTAATGAAAAGGGTCAAGATAAGTTTACAGATCAATTAATAAAATTACAGAAGTTTTTTGACAAAAAAGTACATAAAAAATGGTTTTCTCAAAAAGGATTTAACCCTAAATCTTTTCAAACTTTTACCGAGTATAGAAGAGGCGCAATGGAAGATCAGGTTAAAGAATCAATAAAAAACGTAAAAAGACTAAACAAGCTGATTGGGAAAAATGAAGAATTACGCTTACAAACCGATGAGGTTTTAAGGGGGAGAGAATCAGACCTTATTAATAGCGCTCAAAACAAAAATCTATTTACTTTAGTTAAAAGACTTAGACAGCAAATTGACATGCTGACACAAAGCCTTATTGAAGAAGGGGTAATATCAGATAGACTGCAAGTGGAAACCCTGCTAAAAAATATGGGCTCATATTTAACAAGAGCATATCGTCTTTTTGATGAAGATGGTTTTACGCCAGCAGCTGTAATTATAGAAAAAGCAAGAAATTTTTTAAGAGGACTTTCTGCAATACAGGAAAGGGCTCAAGAGGTAGCCGAACAGTATGGCAGAGAATACAATGAAGAACTAGAAAGCCAAGTAGAGCTAGAGATAGATAAAATTTTAGGAAAAGCAATAGGCGGAAGCATATATCCCAGTGTTAGTAGATCGGGTAGAAAAGACTTGAGCATATTAAAGAAAAGAGGTGCTATACCAAAACCAATTCGGGAGCTTATGGGGGAGTATGTGGATCCTGGTGCTAATTATGGAAGAACGATTGTTAGGATGACAGCTCTTTTAGAGCAACATAAGTTCTTAACACGACTAAGAAAAGCAGGAATGGGTGTTTTCTTTTTTGAAGAAAATGACACGCAAAGAAGGGCGGCTGGTGCAACAGAAAAAATAGAAGGAGGAGAAAGCATGACACCGCTAGCCGGATTGTATGCAGACCCACTCATAGCAAAAGAATTTAACAAGGGGAGATTCGACATAACACAATGGGTAAGGAATGGTTTTAGAAGTGTAGCTTCAACAGATAAAGCCGGAAACGAACAAACTTCAAGTCTTGCAGAAAATTATTACAAGGGTGTAAGTTTTGTAAAAGAAGCCAAAACAACATTATCGCCTCCTACGCACGGTAAAAATGTTATTGGTAATGTTTTTTATATGTATTTACATGGATATACCGATTCAGAAGCATATTTTACAGCTCTCAAAGCAAACAGTCAAGATTTAAAACAACAACTAAATATAGGTGGTTCAGAAACAGATGCAACCCCAGAGATAATTAGAAAATTAACCAGGCTGGGCGTTTTAAACACGGAGGTTCAAACATCTGAAATAGATAAACTAGCAGATAAGATGGATAAAGATGAAGATTTTATTCCATCATTATTAGACAACAGGCAAAAAAACTTTTACAACAAAACAAAAGGGGAGCTTTCGTCTGATGGTACGATTAGGAAAGGCGCCAGAACCATATACCAAGCTGAAGACAATTATTTTAAGATAGTTTCTTTTTTAATCGAAAGCAAAAGATATAGCAAGGGTCTTTTCAAAAAACCATACGAACAGCTTACTGTATCTGAAATAAATCAAGTCGATAGAACTGCGGCTGAAGTTGTAAAAAACATACTACCAAATTACAATAGAATAGGGGTTATTAATGATTATATGCGAGTTATTCCTTTGTACGGAACCTTTATAAGCTTTCAGCTAGAAGCACACAGAACACTTTATAATACCGGTGCTGTTGCTATAAAAGAAATGAAAGACAGTAATCCAGAAATTAAAAAAATAGGGTCCAGAAGATTTTTTAATTTTATCAAAGCTACATCTAGCATTGGTGGCTTGCACTTTCTTTTAGGAAGCGCAGCATTTGCGGCGTTAGGCTTGTCTGGTGACGATGAAGAAGAAACTGAAGAAAAAAATGACCCTCACTATGATTTACTTTTGCCTTTTTGGGATAAAAACGGGTCTATTGTTCCAACAAAAATTGAAAATGGTAAGCTATATTATGTAAGTATGAGCGCCTCTAACCCTTTTGGGCAAGCAGAAAAAGCTTTAAACGGACTTCTTAAGGGTAGAACTTACGAGCAATCTTTAATGGAATTTGCAACTGAACTTTTGAGTCCTTTTGTTAATGAGGATATTTTGGCAGACGCTGTTAAGCAAGTTTGGACTCAAGAAAATAATTATGGTCGTCCATTAATAAAAGAGGATCAGTACAGACAAACTTTTTTTGGTGATTCAATTCTGCCGGGACAAGGCAAGAAAATTATAGACATGTTTTTTCCTTTAATCAAAGCTGCAGAGCCCGGATTTATTAGGTCTACCCTTAAGATATGGGAAAGTAATGACAAGTTAAATGAGGTTGTGGGTCAATTTACTGGTTACAAAATCAGAGAAGTAGATTTAAAACAAGCAATAACATCAAGGGCTAATCAACTACAAAAAGAAATACAAGGAAAAGGATCTTTAACGGGCAAGCTCGATGATTATTACGATGGTAAAATTAGTCTTGAACAATACGCTGCCCCTATAAAAAACGCCAGGAGAGCAAAGCTTAAAGTTTATAAAACAATGGCAAGGCTTTACAGAGCAGGCATAAAATATGGATTAGACCCAAACACAGTTTATAATGCAATGAACGATGGTGGGGTGGGTATGTTTTATTTAGATCAAATAGAGTATGATGGAGAGGTTACAAGATTCACTGAGCCAAGAAATATGCCCCTTATAGATGATTAAAAATTCTACTTGAAAAATGACAAACCGTTAAATTAAATTGGTTATTTTGTCAAACTCATAATAATTTTTTTCTTTCAAATAAAGAGTAAAATAACATTCATTTATGGATTAATTTTGTGCAATAAATCATATCAACTATGCCCTTATTGCGATCTTCATTTTTTCTTTTTTTGTTTTTAGTAACAGCTATTTCCGCTCAACCTCTTAACAATAGTCTTGAGCAAAAAATATTAAACGCAATAGAAAGCGAAAACTACATCTTTATAGAAAACTTAATTAAAAGCAAAGAATTAAGCCCGCATGCTAGAATAAACGGAAAGCCATTAATAATCCATGCCGCTATTCATGACAAAGCAGAAATGATTTTGCTATTAGCAAATTATGGTGCGTTATTAATTGAACCTTTTTGTGATGAAGGCAAAGACATTATGGATTATGCTATAGAAAACAAATCAATACATGCACAAGCTCAACTAATAATTATAAGGGCGTAAGTTAAATGTAGCTTGTTTTCAAAAGCCTTACAACTTCATCACAATCTTTTTGATTTCTAGGCATAAACAAAGAGGCGTTTATGTTCTTGTCAATTAAATGTTTTTTAAATAGCTTCCATCTAAGAGGAAAAGCTTCGTTGGGATTCCCTTTGCACTCAATTATAAATCTGGGAGGGTCTTGTATATCTATAAAGTCCGGAGTATACCTTATTGGCAATATATTTTTGTTGCCTTTATCTTGAAGTATTTTTTTCCCTTTAGTTTTTTCGTAACTTGACGCAGAAAAATTAAACCCAGGAACAACTTCAAATGTTTTCCCTTCGTACAATACTTTTATTTTTTGCTTCTCTAACGCTTTGTACATATATAGCTCTAACTTGGAAGCGAATTTATGTTGTTTATATGCTACTTTGGTACTCCTGGTGATCTGTCTAGATCTTTTCCTCCTCCTCGTCCTCATATATACTGATTATTTCTTCAAGCCTAAGAATACTTTCAAAATAGTATTTTGCATAACGCATGTCTGTTTCATAACAAACATAAGGATCAAGATTATTTGAAATAACAATTTCTTTTGTAATACAATTAAACTTTTTATAACCCCCTATACCTTGATCGTATAGTAGAGTGCTTAGGCTCTCGTAAAATCCCTCATATTCTATAATGGACACAACGGCTTCTTTATCGGTACAATTTAATCTTTTGGATTGCCAGAAAACCTCGTTTTCAGCCAAGCTGATAACGTTGACACCTGTCTTTTTATCCACATACACATAATGATAATCTTTTTCTATTTTTCCTGATGACATTAAACTAAGTATAGCAAAACTTATGTCTCTGTATTCGGCATCCGTGAGACCATTACTTATCACTATCCTGTTTAGATTCAGATCCATCTATCTCATCTATAGCTCTTTGTAAGTAAAGAGCCAAATCCATTGATTCTTCTTTAGCGTGTTGCAACCAATCTTTTAAAGATAGCTTATTTTCGTTTAAGGTTTTTCCATATTTATTAAGACCCTTAGCGCTTCTCATAAGCATCTCCGATCTTACTTTTCTAACAACACTATCTTTCTCTTGAAGACTTTTTAAATGATCACGAACAGTTGTATTTGTTGTCCAGTTGTCGTCTTCTTGTAAGTCAAAATACTTCTTTATACTGTCACTCATTCTTTAAAATTTTATTAAATATTTTAATTACACCCATTTCTAATATTCTACAGACGATGTAAAAAAGTAAACCTTGAAAAAATATATTGGTTAACATATACTGTAAAGTTACGAAATTAAAATAGGTGAGTAAATCTTGCAATCTGTCCATTATCTTTAGAATGAACAAAACCTTCTATAGCCTTGGGCGAGTGTTGGTATCCATTTCTATGATGCCAGGAGTCTGCGCTAGATGGAGATCTCAGAGCCTCAACCGTTACTCCATGATAATCTTTTGATACTTTATGGTGTATGTGGTGTATGTAAACGTATCTGTGTTTTGTGTCACTCCACATTTTTTTTGATTCTTGTGCCATCAAAAGAGGTAGGTCTTGTTGTTTAGCACCATCTCCGTGGGTTGTACCTATTAAGCTTGTGCCATATTTAAAATACTTCCTGTGAGCTATACTAACGTCAAAAGATATGTTCTTGCAAGTTCTATACCAAGACTTAATAGCGTCTGCCAAGAAAAAACCATTGGTATAATCATGATTTGATGGGTTATACATTACATGAACATCCGCAATCTTTACAAGTTTATCTAATATGTCTACATATAGTCTTTTGGCAATTAAGAAATTGTCGTACCACATACCATCGGTGTCTTGAGGTGTTCCAGAAGTAGTCACTCTTTTAGGCGTGTCGATGTGCAGAATGTCGTTACCGGCAACAAAAACTATTTTTTCGATATTAAATCCACTAGCCTTTTGCAATATTCCATCAACCCCCTCTTTTACCCTTTGTACCGCTATCTGTGTGTTATAATCTTCCCCAGTTTCAAATGATGATGCTAGCTTCCCAACATGTATATCAGCAGGATCAATAACAAGTAGGCAAGGAAGAGAATAGTTTTGTCTCCTAATTTTTTCATACTTAAAGTTATGATTTTTTATTGCGTCTATATGATCCTGTAACATTTCCTCAAATGTGGGTCCTGTTTCAGATGGTCTAAACTGTATAGACCAATGCTTATCTTTGTTCCATGCGATGCCTACATTATCAAAATTAATTCCTCTTTCATGACAGGCTTGTGCTAAAGCTGGGTTTGATTTTCTTTTTTTGGATTGGTGTATATGATACTTGACGGTGCCCCTTGTGTGATTTATTGTTCTTTCAGTTTCGTCTATAGATAAATCTCTATGAATTCTTTTTGCTATTTGTGTGGGGTTGTTAAAACCAGCATTAACCAGTTGGTCTATTTTTTCTTTTATCTCTGATAACAATGTTTTTTTACTCATGACTCTCTTAAGTCTTTCTTTAAATCTTTTAAGAAATCTATAAGATTATCAACTGCAGATATCGAAGAATTTTTTTGTGTTTCAAATAAAGCTTCGTAAACATCTACCACATGCTTCGAAAGCGACGAAACTACATAATTAATGTAGACTACTCGCTGTATCATTTGTCTTGGTGAACCAAAAACAAGTCTCCAAGCTTTGGATCAATCTTTTTTATTGCACGATAAATCTTTCTAGATTCTTTTTTTACCTCCACCCTTTCGGTTTTAGTAGAACTTCTTCCAAGGTTCATATACAATTGAGCGTCCAAACATAGTAGTTTATCTAATATTTTATTGGGGTCTTTGTATTTTCTGTGCAATAAATCTATCTCAGAGTCTATATTAAACCCTACCTTCAACATTCTCTTATGTAATTGCTCAGGATAAACAGTGTCAAATTCCATACATCAAAGGTAAAAAACGTTTATTAACAAAAAAATATATTTATTAACAATTAAAACTTATAGTTTTTATATTTTTCGTGTAAATGTTGGTAGATAATATAAGTTTGACAATAATACTCGTAGTGATTATACACATTTGGAGATAAAGATTTTTTGCTTGGTTCTTTAACTTCGATCTTGAGTTTGTCTTTTCCAACTACGACAGGTCCAACGATAATGTTATGATTTATACACCAAACCATAGCGTTGGTCTGTTCTTTTGATGGATAAAAAAAATCAGGATCTAGAGCCCCAGGGAATCCCAACTTGTTTTTCCTCTTCATAGCTTGAGTTAAGTCTGTGTGTAGGTGGCACGTTGTTTGCATAATATCTACCGCTTGGTGTGTGATATTTAAAAATAACAGAAGAACCAATATCCCCTTGAAACTTCATCTTAACCTTTTGAACCAAAAACTCTACATCGTCTTTAGATCTTTCGTCGGTGTCATTAAAATATCTAAAGATGGTAAACCCATCGTGCGTTTGATTTCTAAAGTCTGCACTCCCTGAAACACTATAAAGGTCAGGGATCTGATATAAACCGTTTTCTTTCAAAACCATTTTTTTTGGGTGTGCTATAAGAAATATAACAACATTGTGCATTTGAGCAAAAAGCGTGAGTTTTGTAAGTGTATTTCTTATATTTATAAGGTCGTTAGAGTTTGCTTTATCAAACTCAACTTTGTTAAAAGCATCTATAACAAATATATCGATACCATAAATAAACAATTGTTCTTTAAATTTATCAAAAAGCCAAGACCATTTTGGAAACTCGCCCTGTTCAGGAGCAGTTAAATATATTTTTTCATTTGCCCAGTCTTTGTAATCACCGATTTCTTTTTTTGTGATTCTTTTATAAAAGTCAAGATCATTAAAAAAGTTACGTCCATAAAACTTTTCTATAAATCTAGTTTTATAAAGTTCCATAGGGCTATGCTCAGGAGAGAAAAATGATGCCTTCATATTATAGTCGTTCACTAAATTCATTACATACCATTCTACAAAGCTTGATTTCCCATGACTAGGAATACCAGTGGCGACACATAAGTGACCCCTCATAACCGAAAAAACTTCTTTTAATTCTCCAAAACATGGGTGTTTAGGATAAATCGTTTCCGGCAAACCTTTATCATGAAGATTTAAAATATCATCATAAAGATCGCTAACTGTAAATGTTCCACTAGCAGGATACTTTTTTGAGTTTTTACAGCTATTAATTAATACATCTTTTCCTTCAATAAGGTCAGCATTTGCGTCTTTGTTTTTAAAGACCACACGCTCACACCTATACCTGCCCAATCTTTGAGCAATCTTTTCGGAAACAAAATTGCCCTTGTCGTCATTGTCGGTACATATATAAAACTTATTGACGCTCTGAAGATATTTTTCAGTATTAATCCAAAAATCGTCAGAGTCATTTGCTCCGTTAGGCAAACTTATTACATTTTTGATCCCTGCCTCCACCATTGCTAAAACATCAAACTCACCCTCAACAATATAAATCTCCTCGGATCCTATTGCTGAATTAATATTATAAAAGGTTGCTTTTCCATCTTTTGATTGGGTAAAAGCTTTTTTTGCTGACCTATATTTTTTATTAACCACTACATCGCCTTCAAAGTAATTAAAAACAACATTATTAACCTTTCTTTGATGCTGAGGTTGATAGTAAGTCTCTTCAGTAATATTCATCTTGGTTAACGTGGCTTGAGAAATTCCTCTGGACTCACAATATTTAACGCATTTACTAGAAAGATTAGTGTAGTTTCTCCAAGTTTGCGATGGCAATTTAAATGGTCTAATGCTTTCCGTAATTGATCTTTGATCTCTAATTGAAATTGCTTCACAGTAATGGCATTTTGCCACCCCTTTATCTATGTTGACAGATAAAGATTTTGTTTTTTTGTGATCACACACAGGACAATTAAGTTTTACTTGACCACTCCTTTTGTTTTTTAGATTTATTTTGCTCCACTCAAATGTATTCATCAAAACGCTAACCTCCTTTTATTTGTTTTCTTAAAATTTATCTTTTTTACCAACCAATGCTTAAAATGTCTTTGGTAACCCGTTAAGGTGTTAGAGACATTTCCTTCGGTAATTTGCCTTACAAAAAATTCTTCAAACAACTCATCAATCTGCTGATCATTTAATTTGTAATTTTCTTTGACAGCATTATATACTCTACCGCCATGATATTGAATTTTGAAATCCTCTATATCTATATTATTTTCATTATTATCATTATTATCATTCTTGTTTGTTGCCCTTGGATCGTCTTTTGATTGTCCCTGGTTTGCCCCTTGTTCGCCCTCTTTTATTTTTTCACTTTGGTAATCATCATATTTTACAATGGTTACGAGAGTATTTTTGTTTGTCCCTTTTGTAACTATTGTTTGATCCTTTTTTAATTTATTTAATGCCAGGCGTACTTGCTTAATTGAAAGGTCAGTATAGACAGATATTTTTCTGATAGATGTAATGTGTTGTCCCCTTAAAACCTTAGTGTCAAACACAATATTATCTTTATGATTTGCTCTTAAAAGAAGAAACAAAAAAACCCTTAAAACATTGCCATCTGAAAAGTAATTCCACTCTAGCAGTTTTCTATTTATCTTGACGTAACCCTCCACTCAGTTCTTTGATTTTTTGTTTTAATTTAATATTTTCAGATTTCAAATCAACCATTATCATAGTTTGTCTTCTAAACATGGTTTTAAAAAGCGAAGAAGAACGCTTGTACTTGATCATCTTTTCTGCTATGGACTCTTCCCTATGGTCATCGTCTAAAAAGCCATCTGTGGCTTTTATACGGCTTTCTATAGCATCATAGTAGGATTTAATCTGTGGGTCGTATAATAAATATACATCCTCTAACTGTTTTAGACCGTGCAAAACTGTAGCATGATCTTTTGAGGATTTTATTTTTTTATAACCAACTTTTGATTTTCCCTCAAACAACCCCCCTACGCTTTCAAGTGGCAGGGAGGTATATTTGTAAAGAAAATAATAATATAAAGACCTTCTCCATACTAAAGGTAGTCTTCTAGAATTAATATTTTCCCATACATCATAGTCTGTAACTATGCTATCTATAATATTGACAACCGTATCAACGGTCAATTTGGTCTTTTTAGATTTTTGAAATCTACCGCCTCTACAAAATTTATACTTCGACATCTAAAATGGTAAATCGTCTGCGACTTCTTCTTTTTGCTTACTTGCTGTAGAATTATTGTCATCTTTTAGGTCTTTCATAAACCAGGCAACAATACTATTGAAGTGTTTTACATTGCCTTTTGGATCAGTCCATTCTCTTCCGTTTATATTAATTCCAACCCTAACTTCTTGTCCGACCTTAAATTTGTCTAGCAACTGACATTTGTCTTTGTGAAATTCAAGCTGAATGTGTTGCGGATAGTCTTTGTCGTGGTCAGTTACCAATACAAATACTCTTTTTTGAAAACCATTACTTCCAAAGCTTTTAGTTTCTTCGATTAATTTAATTTTACCTTCTAATTCCATTTAATTTATATTATAGTATTTACAATCTTTTGTCCTGCTATAACTGACAGGTCAGTTAAAAACTCTCTACAGAGTTTTATCTTTTCATAAAGTTTTTCAACATCCTCTTCGTTGTATTCTATATCGAAAGACTTTATTCTATGTTCAGTTTCTATGTCATTAAACTGAAGATTATTTGTGATTTCGTTTTCAATTTCCATAGGCACATCAATCATTCCTGCCTTCCAGGAGAAACGTCTGATTTCATCCTGAATGAGTTCAATTGGTGTGTCGGTTAGGCAATATATAACTTTACATTTTTTAGTTCCTGTTAAATCCATGTAGCCCTGCATCTGCCAGTAGTAATCTTTGTTTGGCAAACTCTCTTCATACATAGGAAAAGTCTGTAAGTTCCAACTTGACTTTATATCAATCAGTTCGTCTGCGTAGATATCAGGAGTTCCTGAGAGGTAAGTATTGGCATAACTTTTTTCGTTTTTAATATACTTCTTACCAATAAAGGTATTAAGCATCTCTATTGAGTCGTCCTCAACTACCTTACCTTTCTCTAAAAATTTGCTTTGTATTTCTTTTGATCTACCAAAATAGATTTCTTTGTGCAATTCTTTTAAATAGGTTTTTGTCGTAACTGACAAAGGGTCTTTTTTTGACCTTGCGTTTACCATAAGCTTTCCAAGTGATGAACATCTGAAAAGATATGAATCAAAGTTTTTCTTCATGATTCTTTATTTAAAATGTAAGACAATGTTCCTTTACTGGATATATTGAAATGTTCCATAGTTTTTTTATAACTACCATACTTTTCATGAAAGGCTTTAACCTCTTCGTGGTTATGTTTTTTAATAAAACTAGATGCGTGTATAGCCCTCTCTTTTCTTCTTTCAGACTCAACGTCATGGGCGTTTTGACTAGCAGTTCCTATATCTATGTTGTCGTAGTGATTGTTGGTGCAGTCATTATCTAAATGTCTAACCATGTATCCCTCTTGGTAAAGCTTTTCGCCATACTTTTGATACGCCTGTAAACGATGAACGCCAACATTACGATTTTTTCCTTCATGATCTCTAATTTTAAATCTTCTATATCCGTTTGTGTGTAGCCATCCAACTGGATTTTTTTTCTTTCCAATGACAATACCCTCCTTAGTAACTCTATATCCTTTTTGATAGGCAGTTTTTTCGTTTTTATTGTATTTATATTCCATTAATTAGGCAGTTTATATTCATATACAAGTTTTTTATTATCCCTGTCAACCGCTCCGAGATAAGAAACCTTGTTGTCTTTATCATATTCAAGTTTCCATTGAAGTTTCTTTAGTCTTCTTTGAAATTGAAAAGAGGATTCGTTTGGAAGAAAATTAATCCAAATAAAAGGGAAATCATAAAGTTCTCTGCCTATTCCCCAATTGAAACAGGCTCTTTTGAATGCGTCTGACGCTTGTCCTTTTTCCTTTTCAGTTTTAGACTCAGTGCCTACGTCCTGTTTAGAAACCCATTCGCCACTTTCAGGGTCTTTGACTGACACAGTACAAAATAAATTTCCATTAATTAGTTCGTAGTTTTTTTTCCATCCAAACTTTCCGTAAAGATCGTCAAGTATTTTCATGTCACATCTTGCGTCTTTGTAGGCAAGAATTATAGCACCCTTATCGGTGGTTGATTGTACCCTGAAATCAATCTGATCTATCGTCAGGGGATTGTAAGTTATTTTTTGTTTTGTCATTTAAGTATGTATTTAAATTAATTGCATTTATATTTAATAGTGATTGAATATTTTTGTTCAGATATTTTATTTCTGTTGTCATTTTATCGGTTAGCTTTATGTGACCAAATTTTATATCTTCCGAATACCTTTCTAATGTGTTTTGTTTATAGGTCAAGGCTAAACAATTTTCAATGTGTGTTGGATCATCCTCAAGGAAAAGATCAATAAGTTCGTTCTCCATTGGTCTATACATATTGCTATTTGTGTGATAAATTTCATAGTGATGATCTCCTGAAGTTTTAAGATACTTTTCAATTTTGAAAAGCTTTCCATATATAAAACTAAGTCTTCCAAAACTCATAGCCTCATAACCTTTATTTAAAAGCCTCTCAAATAAAATAGATATTTTATCTTTTCTGTATGCCTTGGAGATACCGCTCATACCAAACTAAATCCTTTAAAGTTTTATCAAGTCTGTTCCTGAATTTTTTCTCTTTTATTTTCTCTCTCGACTTTTGCAGACAAAGGTTCATCATCGCTATGTGACAACTTATAATCTTTCCTCTGATTAAATTTTCTGTCTTTTTCTTTTTCCTTCTCTGTAGATATTTTTGGTAACTGAATAGTTTTATTTTTATCATGGTTTGATTTTTTATGGTGTACATATGGCATTTGAGTCCATAGGTGCCACTCGTTTGAATCATCTAAATTTTCTTTACTCATGCTTAAAATTTATGTTGATATTGAGGGGAGGGAGGAACCCCTCATATCAATCAACATTATTACTAACTAAAAATAAAATGAAACACTCCCTAATTTTTTAAGATTTTAAATCTACTAATAACTTGTTCATAAACCTAATGTTTTGTAAACAAACTAAGTCTTGCGTGAAAAAGTTTTAGCAATGAATCAATGTCTTCCTGTGGTTGTAACGTAGCTAAAAGAGTCAGATACTTTACACAAGAATCAAAGTGCGATCCTTTTTTACACGATCTAATCACCTTTTCAGCCTTAATAAATAGCTCTGTTTTTCTTTTCATAATTTAAAATGTGCTTGACATTTTCTTCAAGCCACCTTTTGCATCATCCAAAAAATGACTAACATCACTATAAAATGTATATTTATTGGGATCTCTCTCGTCTTTGTAAACATCATTAACGGAGACGTGAATTAAAAATTTGGTGTTCGTTGCACTCAGGGTAAAACTTACAACATAAATGTTATAAATATATTCCTCCGCATAGGCACCCACCTCATCTTTAAATTTCATTAGATAAAAACCTCCTGCCTCTTTCTTAAAGTGTGACACTAATTGTGCTGAGAGACATTCTGCTCCATTTGCTATCTTATCGGTAGCTTTTAATTTAGAGCTTATCCCATTAACCACCTTTAGGTCTTTTAAAAAGTCTGCCAAATCCAAACCATGCCCATACATATGACCATCATATTGTCTGTATAGATTTATAAGGGAGCCTTTAGGACTTCCATCCATTGTGTGACTTTTAACATATTTAGCTAAGGCTATATAAAACTTTTCAGCGTGTTTACTTATGTCTTTTTCTTTTGCGTTTTTAAGGCTATCAATATCTAATACCTCATTTCCATCTACTGGAATTACTCTTGTTAAACTTCTTGTTCCCATATTAAATTTTATTAAATTTTAAGATTAATTAAAAAAGAAAGCTAATCGGAATGAAATGTCGCCACCGATTATGAAAAAATAGTACCATCTTTTAAACATTTGCCTTATCTTACTTTCTCTTATTTATTATATTTTGCTATATGATAGCACTTTAAACTCAGGCAGACTTATTGCATCAGGTGTTTTTGAATTTAAATCTCTTTTGCTTGAGCCTTTTACATACAGGTCATTAAATTCCTCTATGTCCTCACAATTATAAAAAATTGTGTCATCATCAACTACGTCTCCAACTCCTATTATATAGTTTTTGCAAATTTCATTGTTGTCCCTCCATTGGATTGTACAATCATATAGTGAGCCTTTTTCTTTTAATTGATACTGCTCACAATAATCCCTTAAAACATCCCAATTAATTCCATGATTTGCATCGTGATTATTCTTGACTGCGTCTAATACTTCCATGCCCTTTTCATCGGTACAGGTGTAACCAAGGGAGCGAATATCATCCACTCCCCATTCTATACATATAGTATTTTTTTCTTCTGAAACCTCTTCAAAGTGCCTCAAAAGTCTAATTAAGCCTTTACACACCCCCATATACTCGGATTTAGAATGGCTATCGTTTACCCAATCCCTGTCATCTTGAATGTCTTGGATTGCTCTTTTTAAGTCTTGTGTTGTTATCATATTAAATTGAATTTTTGTTAAAGATATACATTTAGTTCGAATCTACCAAATACTAATTATCTGATTGTTTCTTATGGGCATAGTCACACGCATCGTTATACAGGTTTCTATTGACCTTATAGACAAAATCAACAAAGTAGTTATTCCATTCTACCTGTGATTCAAGTTCAGCGTTCTGTTCTTGCAATCTTTCCTCATCGTATGCATCAGAAGATTTTGACCCATCGTCTTGATTCATTATATCTAAATCATCCGCATCAGCTTGTGCCATCCACTCTTCATCTGTCCACCTTTCACAATTTGGATTGTCAATATGAAACCCTCCGAGATTCATATAAAATTCCTTAATTAACGAAACCTTTTTACTCATAATTTTACTCATAACTTTTAATTTTAAGATTAATAATAGACGTTATATAATACTATATAAAAAAAGGGACGATCTTTCGCCCCCTCTTTTTTCCGCTATCTTCCTATATTATGTGGAAGATGTGTCCCATACCTTGAAGTTAAATTTTTGCTTGTCTGATTTGTTTTGGTATTTACCAAGTACGTCAAACAATGCATCAAGACATTCTCCATCGGTCATTTCATCGCCATCTGTAGTGACAACCTTAGACACGTCATTAAATAGATTTACAAATTCTTTTTCCCAGTTCATAGCGTAGGTATTACTTCTTGTTTCTTTTTTCCAAAGTAGTAGTACGCCCCTCCATCATTGCCCTCATCATCTGATTGAGACAATATTGCAGTTCCATCTGTAAATTCAATAAGTAATGGGTTTTTATACCAGTAATCTCCCATTTCTTTTTTTGTAAGATATCTTACATGACTTATAGTTTTACCTACAAGTAATTTTCTTGCGTGGTTTTGCCACTTAATTTCTGTTTTACTCATAATATTTAATTTAAGATTAATAATAGACGTTGAGGGATAGTCTCCTACCCCTCTCGTTTTAATTTCCTTCAGCAAACTGAACGAAATCATCTTGATATGAATTCTCAAGATAGTTTTTTAACTTGGGCATTGTTGTCTTAACGTGCCTAGCTAAATATTTAAATGATTCTCTTTTACTTGGCTCTTTAATTTCTAAAGAACCATTTTCGTCAAAGTAAAAATTAAGATTTAAGTTAGTCATCTCTTCGTTTACTTTATGTGTTATCCATATTGACACCAACTGATTATCGTGGTCAAAGGATGTACTAAATTTTGAATGTAACATATTATTGGATTTTAAAAATTATACTCTCTACTATCTTGTTCGTTGAAGAATCAAATAAATCTTCTTCTACATGCTTTATCCGATGAACATCAGAATCCTCATGGAATCTAAAGTTAACATCTACATCTTCCAAAGTTCTGTTGTTTAATTTTAAATCTTTTTCTATCCTTGATAGAAATCTTTTTATTTCACTTGCTTTCATAATATTAAATTTTAAAATTAGTAATAGACGTTATATAATATTATATAAAAAAATGAGAGGTAGAAAAATCTACCCCCCATCTGAAAAACTAATCTAATCGCTAATATTGATATTAAGTTTCCACCACTCAACATCTCTTCTTGTGTAGGAGGGATGTCGACTAGGAGATACATAAACCTTTCTACCAACCCATTTATTTAAATCTAAATAAGAGTAAAAGATTTGAATTGAAAGAGGTATTTCTTTTAAACCCCTGTTGGTTGCCATAGCAAGTCTTGATAAAGAATGCCAATCCATCCTTGCTTTGACCATTTCAGATTTCCACCCCAAATCATTGCAAAAATCTAAAGCATACTTGTCACACCTAAATTCAGCCAAACAACTTGGTTTGATTCTTTGGTCTATTATGTGTTTAATTTCGTGTAGACAAACAAAAAATCTATCAAGATTATTTGGACGTGGAATTTTGATTTCTCTTTGTTTAAAGTATGCTCTTCCACAGGATGTTACCGACCACTTTTTTAATTTAATGTTGTGTTCGTTCATCAGTGATTCAATAATCTGATGTGCATCTTTACGATTGAATCTTTTTTTGTATTTCATATAATATTATTTAAAGTTAGTAATAGACGTTGGAGGGAAATACATCCCTCCAATCATATTAAACAAAAACTCTTCCTAAACCATTGTCAGCAGTAACCTTGCCACCCAATCCTGTGGATTTTTGTGCAACGATATTACTAAACTGGTTGAAGATAGATTGGTCAAGTCTTTGAAGACTACCAGTCAATTTAGACTCTTGTCTTGAATTCTCTGACCCTCCTTTGTGTGTGCTATAATGCGTAACACCACTAAATAAACCCCATAGTGTTTTACCCTTATAACTCATTTCTTCAGCGACTGACTTTGTGACTTTCTCACAAATATTAATCTTCCTTGTACTATACTTATCTTGGGCAATAGCCATAGAAAGTTTAGTATCAACTCCACTAATTTTTTCAATCACTTTTTGTGCAAAGGAATCATCAATCTCAATGTTTGCCATCTTATTAAAAGTCTCATACAAGCTTGTATCAGACTCTTCAAGATTTTCCAATGCTCTTAATGATACATCGATTAGTCTCCTCATATTGCTCGTATGACGTGCAGAGGATTCTAATGATTTTTTCATTGCTGAGAATTGATTGTCACATGAAATTGTAACTCCAGTAGTACCCCATCTTAATGAGGTGCTACCATCATGAGAATTAATAGCGGTTGCATAACGCTTTATTGTATCTTGACCAACTTTGAGCGGTTCCAGTTCCAACTGCATTACAACTCTTCGACCTCCTTTGAAAATCTGCCCTTGAGTTATTGGTTTCCCAATTACATCGCCGACATTCAAAACAAGTTCGGCGAGTTCAGAATTTTGGAATATTTCGTATTGATCAGAAAATGCACCAAAACAATCTTTGTTATCCAAACGTACAGCACCATAAAAATTGGTGTTGAATGTTTCAATTCCGTGATTGAATTGTAATGGTTTTTTCTCTACTTTCCAATTCATACCAAATTTGTCCAAAGTATTTTCTACTTCTGACTTGCTAATAAACTCTTGATTTTTTGTAATAGAATTTTTCATTTTATATAATTTTAAGATTAGTAATAGACGTTGGGAGGTTTAACCCCTCCCAATCACAAACAAATCAATCAAGAAACTTTTGCTGATTTTCGCTTTGTAAAATGTAACAATAACGTGCTACATAGTAGTCCTGATAAAGAATCCTGATCTAATGCATCAACTAATATTTTGTCAAAAGTAAAATCAATTAAATGCAGTTTATCATCTTTAATGTAAAATGAAAATTCATCTTCCCAATCATTGTCTTCATAGATTGCTGTAATTTCAAATGAATTTACGTCTACCTGTTTTACCTTGACTGATGATGTTTTGTCTCCAGCTAGTTCTAAGGCTATAGCTAGTGTTTGACTTACTTTTTTAGCAATAATTAACGTTTCAGTAATTGTGTACATAGTGTTCATAATATTTAAGTTAAGATTAGTAATAGACGTTGGAGGGATTGCTCCCTCCGACCATAATTAAATAGAATCTTCTACTCTATCAAGTAATTCAGAAAGTTCGATTAAATCACTTGGTTTGTATACTCCTGATTCGTGTAAATCAGTCATAAGTCTGTCATACCAGTAACCATCAAACAAACCGAATAACATATTTGTCATTTCAGATTGGTAATCCTTGGTTGTTCTATCAGCTGATTGGATCATGTTCAATACCAATGTCCTGTCATCCCCTGAAAAAATTTCGTGCCTGTCAAATCTTCTGTGGGTATACTCTTTCGTTGGATTCATATGTTTTTGAATCGTTCGAAGATAACCAGTATGGGTGTTAGACTGCATTTTTTCCATTTTTTCAAACCATCTGTTGTTTAAACTATTTAAGTTCATTTTAATTAAATTTTAAGATTAGTAATAGACGCAGAGGTAATAATACCTCTTTGCCAACGTTTCGACCTACCGATGTTTCACAACATTGGAATGAAAGAAACTAAACGCTCAAATCTAAGGTCTCGTCAGCATTACTCGATCTGATTAGCTTTCATCAATCTTTAAATATATATGTATAGACGGCATTTAGCCGTAGTCCCTGTCTCCAACTGGAGGAGGATGTAGTCAACATTGGGAGCGAGCGCTCGACCACCATGCCTATTTTGGCAATCGTTGATAAGAAGTCTGAGTGTGTGTCTCACAACTCTTGGGCTGTTAACCTGACTGCTTCTCTTCAGCCGTCTTCAGTAATCTACAGGTAAGCACCCGTCCAAAAGACAACCAAATATATATATAAGGTTCGAATCTACCAAACCACAATGATATTATTTTACATTGTTGGTACATGGGCATCTTGTATTATACGCTCTCCAGTTAACGACCTTTAATTTGTAACTACCTTATATTCAGTTAGATAAAATTCTACATGACTTTACTTTACTGATCTTATAGTAGTAGTGTAGTGTGATTATCACTTAGTGTAACTTAGTTGGTATTAGGGTTATTGTCTTACAACTAGTATTACTTGATAGTTGTTCTAATAGGGTCGTATATCGTAACAAAAAGGTAAAAACTTTGTGTAACTGGATACTAAAACATAGGTGCAGTAGGTCTGACAAACCACTTTTCTGTGTGCGTGTGCGTTCTATATTATATATATAACCCAAATACTCAATATTTCTAGTGTGGCGTAAAAATGTATCATTTAAGTGTATTATATATATAGTGTGCAGCTAAATGATACAAAAACCCGCCACATGTTTCTTATATTCTTCTTATCTTTGTATCAAATAAAAGCTCTGTTAAATGATCAATATAGTTATACAACCTCCATACGCTCTTATGGTAGGTTTAGAAGGCGTTGTAAACGAAGAAAAAAAGGTTTCTGGAGTTATAATTCATCTATTATTAGTTTCGATAGAATACAATTGGGATAATGGTGAGTCAATTTCTATTTGAAGCTTCTGTTTTTGGAATTATATTTTTAATACTAAAAAAAATATGGAGTCCCTCTGTGAAATATTGGATGGGACAAATAGTTATTGGAATTAACATATTTGCCTGCCTACTCTATGTGTATGGAATTTATGGTGGCACAATGACTTTAGGACTTGGGTCCTCTAAAATACTTCTACACGCTATAGTAGCCATTATAATACATACTCTTTTTACAATACAATCAAGCAATGAACATGAGTGAACATGTGGTTATTTTATCTCTAGCATTTGGTTGGATCATTTTTATAGCCATAGGCTGGTTATGGGAAAGAAAATCATAAAGTGTAGTCAGTGTGACAAAGAGTTTGAAAACGGATATGAATATAGATTACATTGGGAGATAAAGCATTTTTATCCATATCTTAAGAAAAACTCTTTTGATATTGAAAGAGCTAAAAAAGATAAGAAATAATATAATTGATTACTTTTACATTACTTTAATAAAATTTAATTATGATAGAAAAAAACATAGACTTCCATGATGATGCCAAGTCGTCTTTAATAAATGGAATCAATAAAGTTGCTGATGCTGTAAGCTCTACACTTGGAGCGGCCGGTACGACTGTTATACTAGAGGATCAAACCGGTAGACCTCACATAACTAAAGACGGGGTTACCGTTGCAAAAACAATAAACTTATCAGATCCAGTAGAACACCTTGCGGCAGAGAT